TGGAATATGAACCTGTCAAGGTGGGCGTAAACCAACTGCAGTTTCCTACTGGCGTTATGCCTGTCTCTATCTCAATGACTGTTAGAGATCATGATGATGAGCGGATCCACAAGTGGTTTGCAGAGTGGACCAGCAAAGTGGCAAACGGGGACGGTACCGTGAATCCACCGTTTAACCCTGAGACGAAATGGATCAGGGACTGGAAAAAATACACCCTGCTCCATAAGGGCACGGGCTTTGAAGAAGTGTTGTCTGAGACTTACCCAGTCGCACCGGTACAGCTAGGGGATGTCACACAAAGTTATTCTGAGCATTCTTTTAAAGAGTTCCCTCTGACCGTTATCCAATTCCGGAGTTAATCATGTTTGCACCGTTTTCATTACCCAGCAAGCCGATAAAGCAAGTGCTCATTAGAGAGGCAACTACGGCAGAAACACTGGATTTTTGTGATGTTTTGCCAGAGCACGAAGAAGCGCTAACCACTAAGTTTCTGAACACCATTCAAGATAAGGAAGCATTCTCTGACTGTTTGGGGTGGACCGCTGAGGATCGTCGCCTAGCACTTTTCTGGTACTGGATTCATACCACTGAAGACACCTTTGTTTCACTGGATTATGACTGTCCTCACTGTAAACAACCTCACACTCATGAATTTGACATGCGTGATTTAGCGGAGGGTTATCAAGAGATTAGCGGTCTAGCAAGTCGAGATCTGACTTTTGAAGGTCGAAAGTTGGTGATTTCACCGTTAACAGGTAGCCATATGGAAGAGCTTGAGAATATGCGTCTTGCTCTCATGGTAGAGAAAGAGGGTTCGCCAGCAGCAGTGCGAAAACAAGCCGAGATCCGCTTCCATAAGCTCAAGTCAGCTTTGTATATGGCAGATGACCATGAAAAAAGCGCTTACAAGCGAGACGCAAACCTGAATAACTGGCTACGTGAGTTGCCAGAAACCAAGTATCAAACGCTGCAAGTGCTGGTCAATGATGCGTTGGCAAGTATGGTGCATGGTTTGCCGAGTAAAGTCATGGATGATGGCAAGATTATGTTGCGGTCGCCTAGTCATATTTGCCCTACCATCAAGACCAAAGAAAACAAGGAGGTGACAACTGAGTTGTTGCTTCCCTTTCGGAATTACAGCCGGATTCCGCGAGTATAGTAGTCGTTCTTGGGATGTCATGCTCAATGAGCTATCCCTTGATGCTGGTCAACCGATCGACAGCCTGCTTTGCTCTCCAAGAAGCCGTGTATTGACCATGCATAAACGTTATAGAAAGGCAGGGCAGTCGTGACCACCAAAGACACTCAACAGACCGAAATTGTCGTAGACCCAACTCAACTGTCACCTGTCGATCAGGTGACAGACAAAGCACAGCAGGCAGAAGACTTCCAACCGAAGATCATAGCCATTCTTGATAAGATTGAGTCCAATACGTCTGCTTTACTTCGCCGTGAGTCTATTGCTGGTGGCAAAACCAGTGTACAAGCGGCTTCAAGCTCGAAAACTGCTACCAATACAGTATTAGATAGATACCAATCAAGCACCAATAAAGCACTTATTAGTCAGGTGGTAACATCCACTGACACCACATTGTCTCAAGGTAATGTCGCCCCTCGTTCTGCCAATAAAACACAAGCTCATGCGCTCGCAGGTGAAAACAAAACGCCGGATACGTCGATTCAGCAATCGAAACATGAACAAAGCCATAAAGAGCTTACTCATGAGCAGAGAAACGCTATAAGCAAGCAGCGTAGCAATGCAAGCGTCATAGAGCAGCAATACCAAAAGAGCGAACAGTCCAACCAAATTGCGGATGTGACGTCGGCAAGCTCAACAGATAAGGTTTCCCAGAAAGATCAGGCAGACCATCAAACACTAAGCCATGACAAGCAATCGCCCCAGTCTAGTGTGGATGTAGCCCCAACTGGTCAAAATAAGCGTAAACCTGATGCTCGTACCAAACAAGAACCGACACCGGTTAAGCAAGCCGTACCAATCTCAAACAATGAAACCGCTTCTCAGGGTGAAGCGCCCAGTGCTACAGCAAGCCAACAGGCACAAGAAGAACAAAAGGAAAAGCGGGAGCGATCTGGTCTATTAAAAACCGTTGGTGATGTCTTTAAAAAAGCAGCAGAGGAAAGAGAAGAGCTTGAAGCTGGTGATACAGCGACTGACGCTGCAGGCTCTGCTATGGGTGGCTCTCTCTGGGAGGCAGCAAAAGAAGTCAAAGAAGCCACTGATGATGTAAAAAACAGTTCTCTTGGTCAAAAAATCATTGAGAAAGTCACCGGAAAGAAATCAGACGAAGACGAAGAAAGTGATACCTCGACACCGAAAGAAGCGGTTGCCAAAGAGAACAAGAAAGGACCAGTCAGGGATGAGCGTGGGCGTTTTATTAAGCAATCAGAGGCGACTTCTGTTGTAAACCAGCGAAAAGAAGATACCCATAAAACACTAAATCAGTATCAATCAAATACTAGCAAGCAAAGTGAAGGTTCAGAAAACACTCTATCTCAAAAAGACAGAGAGACACATGCAACTGCAAGCGCACAAAATATTGATGGTCATAGCAATAGCAAGGTTCCAACGGCGAGTAAAAACACTCATGTAGTATTAGATAGATACCAAACTAATACACACAATGAGAGAGATAGAACTACCGAAAAGAAAACGAACACCTCGCACATTCCTGAACGTTCAGAACAAACTCACCGTGAGGTTAACTCACATAAGCAAGCTAGTGTGACGTCTGCCAATGTCGTAAAGGAAAGAGAGCAAGTCCGCAGCAATGAAGCTATTGCGGATCGTCTTGATGAGCAGGTAGAGCTTTCTCAAGACCAACATAAGGAACTGATTAAGACCATCGAAAAGAAAGAGTTCGGCGGCGAATCTGGCGGCTCTCTAATGGATAGCGTTAGCGATCTAACAGATATGTTTGGTGGTGGTGATGGCAAAGAGAAAGGCGGCAGCAAGCGAGGAAGAGGCAAAGGTAGAAAAGGTCGACTAGGCTCGCTGTTTGACCGCTTAAAGGGAACTAAATCAGCTTCAGCCACAAATGCTTCTGCTCTAAAGTCAGCTCCAACAAGCCGTCTTGGTAAAGTTGCACAAGGCGTAAAGAATGCAACCGGAAGCTTAGCCAATACAGGGGTAGGTAAAGCAGCTGGTGGCGCACTCAAAACCGTGGGTTCCGTTGCCAGCCGTGCAGCAGCCCCAGTCGCAGCATTAGCGACTGGATACTTTAAATATAACGAAGTTAAAGATAGAGAAGATCTCACAGGCTCTCAGAAAGCAGTTCAAGTAGGTGCGACAACCGCTGGATCGCTAGGAGGTGCAAGTGCCGGCGCGGCTATGGGTGCGGCTATGGGTTCCGTGGTCCCAGTAGTGGGGACATTAATCGGTGGTTTATTAGGTGCCGCAGTTGGTGGATGGCTGGGAAGCAAGGGAGGTGATGTTGTTGGCGAAGCAGTCAGTGACAGAATGGAAGGTACTGATGGTAAAACACGCGCAGAACGTGAAGCGGAAGCGCTGCAGTCTGCCGAGAAGTCCTCTGAAAGCGCTACAACCAACACAGACAACACGGATAACTCTGAATTAACGACAAACAACAATGAGTCAGCGCAGGCGCTCGCTACCAACAGCAAAGATCAGATGCATAGTACGAATGCCAGTGCTGCAATCAGCTCACAGGCGTCTGAAACCACAGTAATGCCAGAGCAGCTGAAAGCAACATTGCCAGAGATAAGTCCGTCAAAAGCAGCGCTTCATCAAGCGACAACGAAAGAGACTCGAACGGAAAAGACTGAGACTGTCGCTAAAATTGATGAGAAAAAACTAGGTAAAGCTATCGTTGATGCCATGAACAAATCACAGCAACAAAGCGGTGTTAGTGCAGGCTCTTCAGGTCCTCGTTATGCTGCCTCTCAATCAAAATCAGCTTCGGTGCCAGCCCCGATTAAAACCGAGTTTGAAGATAAAACTCTCGTGTTGATGGCACATGACAGGATCTAAGTATGGAAGAACTTAATCACCTACTCAATGTTGATAGCACAGGGCTTGCCGTCTCTTACGATGGCAAAGCCCTCAATAACAATATTGAAGAGTGGTTTGATAACCCAGAGCATACTATTGCAGACAACCCCGCATGGGGACATAACTTGGCGCCGTTTCAGTTCTGTGCACAAACAGAAGATGATGCAGTGATGATGGAAATGGCAATCGTGGAAAAGTTACCCCGTGACGTCCAAGGCGTTGTAATCAAGGGGATCCGAGTGACCTTTCCTGAGCTTGATCTCTGCCGCATTGTCATTAGCCATCAATTCGGCTTGTTCGATAACAATATTCCATTGAGGTAGCCAATGAGCAATCTTGAAAACAAGGCAGAAGCACGCGCTTCCTTTACCGACATTATCCGCAAAAAGCCGGTATTAGAACCATTGGCAGATAGTCAGGTAATGCAGGGGATAAACACCTTCCAAAACCTCGCCTTGGAATATGCCATCCATAAACTCGAACGGGCGGTCCAAGAGGGGTATTTGAGTACTGCCTATAATCGCAGTTCAATTCTAGCGCTTGCTGAAGACCGACAGTACCTACCTCGTAAGGCTGCACCTAGCCGTGGACAGATCCGTATCAGAAACAAACAGAGCCGAGATCGCAGCGTCATGGCGCATTTCCCTATTGTTTCTGAAGATCAGGTTTACTACATGATTAACGAAAGTGTTCGTGTGGCAGCTGGTGGAGAGGTCGTTGTTGAAGGCTCTCAAGTTAAGCAGCATGAACTATCGTTCGTTGTGGAGAAAGAGCAACCCTTCTTAGAGTTTGAGTTTGGGCGCTCTATCAGTGTTAACCTGCATAAGTTCAGAGTATTTGTTGATATGGGAAGTGGCTATGAAGAATGGCTACCTACCAATCGCTTTCGCAACGCTCGCGCTGATAAAGTGTTTGATGAGTTTTACTCGCATACCGATCAGGTAGGGATCCGATTTGGCAACAATATTTTCGGACTTATCCCAGCAAAAGACTCAAAAGTAAAAGTTGAGCTATGGCTAACTGAAGGTGACACAAAGTTAATGCCAAACCAACCACTGACGCCAGTGGATGATGACGCAGAAGACATCGAATTTGAAACTGCCTCCGTCTTTACTGGTGGCGCTGCCAGAGAAGAAACAGATGAGCTACGCCGTAATGCGCTTTATTACCCGCTCTATGACGACAACCATGTTTGGGATGATGATTACCTGTTCTTTATTAAGCGCCACTTTCCTGAAGTGATTTGGGGTAATGTATGGGGAGAGGCAGAGCAAGAGAAAATGGATGGTCAACTAAAGCTGGAGAACGTCAATAAGATCTTTCTTTGTGTTTATGCGCCGAACAATGACGCTATCGGTACCGAGATTGCTGCATACATGAAAGAGAACATTCCCCAATTTAACCGCCGTTACCAGAATGTCCCTGTAGATGCTCAGGCATTTACTGCCAAGATCACTGGCAAGCTTTTACGCAGCGTTACGCTAACCGATGCCGAGAAGTTAATCAGCGATACTCTTTGGAACAACTACGGAAAAGACGCTTCAAAGCGAAAGGCAAAAGCCCTCAAACGCGATCTTTACCGTCTGATGAATAACTTAAACATCTTTGAGAGTGAAGATGACATTGATATTGAAATTCTAGGTAAAGCAGAGCCAGAAAACCTCAAGCAAATGATATACATCAATCTTGAAGCTTCCATGGGGATGCTTGACATAGATTACACAAATAACGCTAAGTTAAGTATTTACTAGATACCGATGTAACACCTAATAAATACTCGCCATAGGTAAAAAATCTTTTTGTCGTGGCGGGTTCTTGCCTTAAACCGTACCCTCATTCGAGATTTAGAGTGAGGTTTTCCTGTGGCTGAAAAATGGTTAGTTGAGCGTCTTACAAAGAGCAAACAAGGCTCTCCCCAATGGGTAGCGCTTGCTGAAGCATTGGAAGAATACTGGGATACCTATTTTTTCAGTGAACTCCAAACATTTGAAGATAGTAAAAACATCTTCACTGCCAACGATGAACATCTAAATAAGAAAATTGCCGAGTTTGGTGATTATTTTGATACTGCCTTACCCATCGACTCTTCAGGTAAGCGGCTGTCTATTTCTTGGCAGCGAGCCAACATTCATGAAAAAGACACTATCGTTCCTTTCGTGAATGCCTTGTGCGTGAACTTCGCAGGGCTTGGTGTGACATGGGAACCTCTCTACTCCAACCGCAGTCAAGCGTACACCTTAGACAATCTATATACAGAGCAAGAGATCCAACTAAAACAGTGGGAGCTAGATGATTTCTGGATGACCTCTCGGGGCAAGATTGCAGTTGATCTCAAGCATCTTCATCAATTGGGCATGGCTAAAGAAACTTTTATTGCCATAGCTCAACGAGAAATTGAACGATTACGCCCCTCTCATATCGTGTATGACGGTGAATATTTCATTCTAACCATCAATTTCAACTATGAGCCGTTGGGTTATCACGTTAAGCGCCAGACCATAGCCGAAAAAGGCGGCTGTATGTTCTACCGCTTAACGGCTTCTTTTGATGAGCGACCAGCTGACGTACCTTGGTTAGATGAAAGCCCTTTATATGTCGAGCATGTTCGTGGAGTAACAACCAGCCAAGTTGACTTTTCTCTGGGCAATATTTCATGGTCCCTTGATTTGTTCGTTGATTTGGGCGATCGCCGTGTACCACTTGCGGGGAAAGAAGGCGACGTAATCGGGGCGTTGCAGGAAATATCAACGATTGAGCGTTCTGTTCCTATTGAGCATGGGTTTATGCCTATGGATGGTGGTGCTCTATCAGCCGTCCGTTATCCATGCTTGACGTTCAATATGCACTATCAATTTGATGCGATGCCAGCAGACAGCGTTCCAACAAACGATCCTTTACACGGGCAAAGTCGAATGACGATTAGACCTGTCTGGATGAGTTATCAACTGGGGGCGGATTGGTCCCTTGATTTGTTTGTGAAGACACAAGACGGCACTGCAGCATTATCTGGAAAGGAAGGCGATAAACTTCCGCCATTTAAGCAGCATCGAATCCAGTTACGCTCATTTCAAACGGAAGTGAGCCAGCATGGCTGTATTCAAACGAAGCAAACGCAGTCATCTTGTTCCATCGCTTACAGCGCTCAAGCTGAATGCACGGTCAGAGAGTACCCCTCTTTGCCTTTTGAGTTAAAGCAACCAACAGAGATAAACCAAAATCCATGGCTGGGGTTTGACGAAATCCCAGCTGATTTCGCACCGTTAGACACACCACTTTGGAATTAGCGCTATGTCGACAAACCAACCATGGCAGATTGCAGAGCTACTGCCTCGTTTTTACGAAAAAAATGCTCTCTCAATTGCAGGACTGGCGAAACAGTTCAAGATCGTTAAATTTAAGTTTGGTCATGATCCGTTGCTGGTGGATGACAGCAAAACCCCGCCAGCACTCTCACCATTCAATGCAGCAGAAAACGATATCAAAAACGTTTTCTTTGAAGGGACCATTAATCCTGCAGAAGATGTTGTTTGGGCTAATGGGCGATTACTATTCCGCTGTATCATGCCTGAAAATACCTTATCAGAGCCGAAGCAATACAGCCAAACCGGCTTATATGACGATGACGGGGACCTGGTTGCCGTCAGTATTGATTTGCCAGATTGGGTAACACCTGAAGAGGGCATTAACACACACCCATACGTTAACTTCCCTATTTCCGGAGAGTAATGGATGAATACATACCCACAACAGCCAATGGACGACTTGAGAGTAGACACAGCATGGCGTGAAAACTTCTCGGGTGCGTCCATGAACCAAAAGTTACAGGGGTTACTACCTAAAGGGGTTTACTCAGGCTTTTCGGTCAAACCAAAGACGGGGCTAACCGTCGAAGTCTCAGGAAGTGATCAGAATATTGCGGTTCTTGAAGTCGGCACTTATTCACTGACAGCAAGAATGCCAAACAATGTTACCAAGCAGGTAACATTGACTGCAGGTAAAACGCAATATGTGGTGCTCGAAGCACAATATGCACTTCACCAAGCGTCTTCTGTCGGTATTTACGTTCGAGATAGCGTGCCGAGTAACGCTATCATGTTGGCTAAGATTACGCTTCCGTCAGGGGCAACATCTGTCCCTGTAGACAGCATTGAGCAAGCATTGCCATCTAAACCAGTTTCAGCCTCAGATTATGCAGAGCTGGCAGCGTATACCATCGACAATGGGCGCCGAACACTAGAACTGCAAGAAGAAGTAAACCAGCTCAAAAAGCACCTTGGTCTGTAATCCTCCTATTTACTCTCTCACACGAGGGAGTAAATTTTCCTGTTGATGCGATCCTACCCCCTGCGCTCTACCATCGAACTGTTAACAACACAATCACAGTGTGGAGCGTTCCCGTGAGTTACTTATCTTTCGATTATGCCCAATTCAATGAAAAGGGACTAAAGAAGGTCATTGATGAATTTAAACGTCAAGATCTCCAAGTCACAAGCGTTGAAGCGGACAACAAAGCCAAACGACAGTCTGGAGTGCAGACTAAAAAAGCCACTCTTCATTTTGCCGATGGTCAGAAGCTCATGCTTCAGGCAACCGCGCAAGGGGCTATTTTCCAAGTACGCCTCAATACAAGAGTGATCCCAATCAAGCATGTTGACGATCTAAAAAAAGCCGTTGCAGAAATTGCCGGCAAGGTCAGTGCAAACAGCAAGCAGTTTCAACAGACATTAAAAAAACGAGCAGCCAGAGCCAGCAGTACGAGTAAAGACTCATCAAGCCGAGCTAAAACATCACTTAAAGCTCAGATAGCACTGGCAAACGCTGATAAGCAAGATTTGGAAGCTTCTGTTGCTGAGAAACGAAAGCAAAAGCAGGCATTAGAAGACGGTTTGCCAGCTAAAGAGCAAAGAAAGTCAGATATCAGCACCCACATTAACCAAGAATATTCTGTTTCAGAGCAACTAGAAGCGGAGCTAAAACAGCTAGAGGAGTCCGCAGCATGAACCCAGTGAAAGGATTAAAAGTTTTTGCCATGCCGGACCCACTGGCAAAAGGCTTTACTCGCTCTCAAATCAAAGAAGCAATGTATCAGCTAACCGCAGATCCAGAACAAGAAGCGTTAATGTTTGAGGTTGAGCCTTTGTCAGTCATGGATGCTGCGTATGTTGAGGGGGAACTCGTTGGCAAGCATGATGGTTTTATTCTGGATGCGGTGACAACCAGTTATGCCTCATTCCCTCGCACAATGAAAGCGTTGGCTAGAGCACTAAACCGAGCCTTATCAAGCAGCAATATTACTGTGACAGATCATGAAGTCGGTGAGCCAAAGAAAAACAACCTCTTCGCTACCGTTGCGGCACAATTTTCGTTAAGTGACGGGCAGGCAGTGAGCGTAGTTTTCCATGCACCTGACGAAGATCCAAAGGTATTTAAGCCTGATGATGTGGTCATTGCCTTTCGTTGGCTACTAAACAAGCGAGATATTACTCAGGTTGTCGCCCCTGAAATGAATCAAGGGAAAATGCGTGAAGTATCGCTCTCAACGATTGGAAAGCGCATTGGTAATCTTGCCGGCGCTAACTCAGAAGCGTTCCAAGCGAAGCAAAAAGAAGTCAATGATGCTCGAAATCAATTAGCCAGCCTTCAAGAGTCCTCTAATGCACTGCTTGATGAACTCAATCAACTGACAACTGAAGTTTCACAGTTAGAAACCCGCGATCAAGAGCTTGAACACATGGTTACGGTGAAATCTGAAGAACTCGCCAGCCGTCAAGCGTATAACGATAGCCTGCGGGAGAAGATTGCCGCGCTAAAAGCAGCTCAGCCTGAGCCAAAGCCAAAGCCAAAGCCAGAGCAAACCCCAGCGCAAGGTGAAGGCGAACCTGCTCCCGAAGAAAATGCGACATTAGAACGGTTTAAGCTGGTTGATTCTGGGCTATTCAATGATGTGGTTTCGTCGATGAGCACGATCGCTGCTATTGACCGTGGTGAAGAGAAAGGGTTAACTCGCTCACTCTTTGTCAATTCCATTGTTAACAAGCTAAAGACTCGACATAACAATGGGCACTCTGAAGTCGTTGATGCTGCACTAGATTTTATCTCTGAAGCACAGAAAGTCCTCGATAAGCCGATCATTTCAGCTCGAAATAGTGTTTGGTCTTTGCATAGTAATGCCGCTGGCAGCAAGGAAGATAAGGATGAACAAGCTACGCCGGATTCGCCAGAAGCATCATCAACGTCTGCAGATACGCCGTCACCGGAGGCAACAAACACACCGGAAGAGTCCCAAGAAGGGGAAAGTGATGAAATGAAAGATCAATCTATAGGTGATAAGCCTCAAGCAGTACTAACATTAGAAGATATCATTAATGGTGTACATGATGATGTTGCTGCAGATGATGTGCTTGAAATGATAGAAGAAGCCAGCGAAGAGTTAGAAAAACTGGGGCTGGTGGATCAATTCGATGCCCTGATCGGCTCAGCGGTAGAAAAATACGCAGAGCTTGATGAGAAGCAGGAGTAATAAGCATGTTATCTGGTGTAGAAAAACTCAAACTGGCGAAGGAAATACGCCAGTTGAGAGTGCAAATTAAAAGCGCGTCAATTAAAGGGATAGAGAAGTTGAAAATTGCCAAACAAATAAAGGCTATTCGCGCTCAGATTGTGGGTGGTGCTAAAAAGCTCGCTTCTCGCCTTGATGAACTCATTGGTGGCAAATTTGATCACCTAGAGCCAGTTAAGTTTATCGCTATTGTGCGTGAAATATCAGAAGAGTCGGGCGAATTTGAGTCCGTAAAGCAACCAGTAGTTAACTATGTCGAAAAAAGACTCCCAGCCTAAAAAGAAGGCAGTCATTTCCGCCATACAAGCATCCAGCGAGATAGACGGTCTTAGCGCCGTCTTTCTTGCGGCTTTTGGCGAAATGATAAGTGCCCAAACGCACCAAGCTAAGGCACTAAAACAAAAGCTAATCGACACCGAGGATGATTTAGAAAAATTTCAAGTTTGGCGCGATATTGTCTCGCTGCAAGTTGAGTTGAGCCGATACAATGACAACCGACTAGAATTGATATCAGAGCAGGGTGCTGATCTAAACAGTGTACGACAAGCCTATATTGTTCCTGACGATCTTGATGAACGACAGCGACAATTCTGGCAGCAGCATGGCGAGCAATTTCTCAGCAAAGTAATTGAGTCAGAAAAAGCGCAATTACTTAAAGATGTCGCTCATAACATTAACGAATTGCTGCGTAGTAACCCAGATATCAATAAAAAGATTGAGCGACTTGAAAATGAATACATCTCTCCACTCGCAGAGAAAGCCCGTGGGGTGATCGGTCAAATTCACGAACAAGGGCAAAGTGAAGCTCTAATGTCCGAATTTGAAATGATTCGCTCTGCCATTGAGTCTGCTCACCGGACGCAAATAGACCCTGTGCTTATGGCATCCAGTGAAGAATTAGACCAAACCGCACGACTTCAACTTCAAGCGTTACAAGATCAAAAGAAGCGGATAGGGACAGAGTTGATGTCCAGTGTGTATGACTCCCTGCTTGCACATTCTAGCGTCTCTCAGGAAGAGGCTGACCTCTGGGCTACCCATCAAGAGATCAGTGCGTCTGCTATCGCCAGAATGCGAAAATCAGGCTACCCAGAGTCAGAAGTCCGCCGTGACATGGCAACATATTATCGCTTGCTTAACGGTAGGCTCGATAATGTCCGATTGGTAACAACTGGTAGCAAACGAGCCAGTGCCATAATCAATACCGCTACCATTGATATTGATCATGATTTTGACCGTCGCACGCTATTCCACGAAATGAGCCACCTACTTGAAGCTGACGAGTCAGTTAAATTAGCCAATCAGCGGTTTATCCAAAAGCGTGCCTCTGGCTCCCCACAACGACTCAGCGAACTGACCAACAACCGATCATACAAAAGTGATGAGATAGCTATCCCAGATAACTTTTATTCACCGTATGTCGGAAAAGTGTATGAGAGTGGCGCGACCGAGGTTGCCTCCATGGGGATCCAGCAATTTTCCTCACTTGAAAGCATGTACGCCTTGTATGACAGTGACGAAGAAATGTTTACGTTAATGGTTGGTATGATGACAGGCGTTAACGATACCCTCATACAACGCCAGAAAAAGCAGCTCGAAAAGCAGGTCCATGGAACAAGTTTTGCCAATGCAGTAAAGAAAGTAATTGCGACACTATCATGGCAAGATGGGCATCGTATGGCTTCTGATGAAGCATGGCAACAAGCATTAACGGGAAAAGGGAAGACTAATGCCCACAATAAAAAGTGGGGATGGACTCGGACGCTTGGAACTTGTCAGCTATTTCCAGCCAAGGCGCCTAGACAGCGCAAGCAAATTTACGGTGTAACTGTGATGAGTGGCAAGCAAGACCAAACCCGACACTTCTTTAGAGAAAGAGTGCAGGCAGAAATATTCATGTATCTTCATGAATTATCAGCACGAGGGATTAAACCACTTCCCCAAAGCGCCTTTTATCTAGCCTGCAACAATCAAGCACCCGACTGGTATCAATCAGATACTGAACTACCACTAATTTAATACTTACATTCCGGCTCCAAGTACGATACGGAGCCGGTTTTTTATTCGCACCCTAAAATTCTTGTCATACCTTCTACCACACTCAATCGAATGCGAGCTAGGGAGAGTTCCAGCTTCGCTTTCTCTAGGCTTTCTTCAGCCAGCTCTTTGGCTGTCGGTAAAACCTTAGCCTCACTGTGCAATACAGGCAGATCCGCTTGTGTAAAGAAATCCAACACGTAAGGCTGAAATAGCTCGACTGGTGGCGTTGAATATCCTTGATGGACTGCTCGCTCATAAATCCGCTCAAACTGATCTGGATTTGCGTGCTTACAGTAAGTCAGGAAGCGATCACGCATCGTTCGGTCTGCAACACTAATCATGACAGCAGCATCATGAATACGCGCCCCGAGAAAGATTGACAGGACCGCCTTTCGTGTTTCTTCGTTGTATGGGAAGTTAGCCTTATCCCCACACGGAATAAATTCTTGCTTGCCTCCTTTTTGCTGGTGGCTGGTGGCATTTGCTTCGCTCTTGCGTCCTTCTGATTCCAGATATCCTGTCCCAAAATCCGTATTTTCAATGTGGGCTAAAACTGTATGGATGTAATCACCTAGCACTACATATTTCTCCTTCTAGGTCGAATTTGAACTAACGTCAGTTATATACTGTTTATTTATACAGTATTTTTAATCTTTTTTATATAATTCAAAGACTCAGTAAGGGCGAGTATGCATAAACATACTTATGGTGTATGTAGACAAAAGTGTCCACAAATCTAGCGTATCCTGAATGAATCGCTCTTGGTGATAAGTCGAAATGATGAGTGGCTGGATAATAAAGTACGAAGTTCTGACACGCTGTAACCAGTCTTATCACGGATACGAGCTTTGAGAGATCGCACGGTAGATGGCGTAATCCCTAGTCTTTCTGCGGATTCTTTGTCAGACAATCCCATTTTTTTACAAAATACGAGACGAGATTCCGCCATGCTAAGAGGAGTGGAAAGGTCAGCAAAGTCAGGCAGCTTTACATGTCTAGAATCCATAGGACGGAAAAAATCATTTATCAAAAAAGCGATCCCGATCAAATTTCCGCTTAGGTCAATTAGGGGGTATTTCTGAGTTTCAACAGTATGCAATTTGATACTGTCTCCGAAAAAGTAGTCGCAATCTGCAAAAATCATCGCCTGACGCTCTTCCATAATGAGGCGATCTTGCATGTCGTAGCTCTTGGCAGTCTCATGACGAACGCAGGATGGCATTTCTTCAAGTCGCTTACCGTAAAAGCTATACCCACAAGGTAAATCCACCAACTCCCTATAATGGCAGTTCATTATGAGAAATTCTGAATTAAGCCCTTTAATGCCGGCAGGACCAGGATATCGCATCAATTCAGCAATCAGACAATCACACAGCACGAACTGTCCCGCATGAATCCCATAATGAATGGACGTGTCCTTTCGTGGGTAACACCGTTGGCATAGATGCTTATTCTTCTTTAAGCAGTCTTTATACTTATTTGCGGTCATTCCGTCCTCTACATATCTATTCGACCGCCAACTGAAAGCGTAATTTATACGTTAATTATTATGTTAATTTTTATTGTAGACCACCTTTTGACAATTTTATGTGGATGCCTGTATTCATTGAGCTTGTTACCCTCCCGATGAACATTAATGTTTGCCCATCAAAAGGAGGATGGCGAACCTCCCGCCATACGCTGAATGTACAGATTCTTAATAACAACCCCTTTTAAATCAGAAGTTTCCATTCTGATTGACTCTCACTGGGAACAAAAAGCAACCGTCGAAATGGATGGCACAGCCGAAGATCAGACGATGATAAAAAATTTCATCCGTTTTCATGGCATGACCCCAGACGGACGAATTGCTCAGCTTCCAGAAATGGCACCAATGAGTGCTCATTACTCGTTCACCACTAAAGCCGCGATTGAACAAGGTTTTTCTATTACGTTTATTGAAGGTGAGCAAAAACCGTACCCACACCGTGATGTTGTGTTTGATAGCGCGGAAGATGAAGAACCATCCTTCACGACCAAACCACAATCATTCAAGCTGCAGGACCGTTATCAGTTCCAAGGTTTACCGATTTCCATTGAAAACAAGGCAGGCACTAAACGTTCAGGTCTAGACCCTGATGGTAGCGAATGGGCAGTGTCAATGCATTATGACTACGGGTACATAAGATCGACCAAAGGAACCGATCAGGAAGGTATTGATTGTTATGTAGGTCCGAACCGAAAAGCCGATCACGTTTACATCGTGAAGCAACATGCGATCGAAAAAATCAAACAATGGTCATCAAAATACTGCCCTCAATGTAAGGAGCACGTTCAAGACTGCGCTTGTCCTGAGTTCTTTGACGAAGACAAGGTAATGCTAGGCTTTGACAACAAAGAGCAAGCCCGAGACGCTTATCTAAAGCAGTATGATTCTGATCTGTTCTTGGGACCGATCTCTACAATGCGCATTGAAGACTTCAAAAAAGCGATCGCTGAAGCTGATGGAGAGGAATTAGACTTACCATTACAGTTTGTGCATGACCATGCTGTGCTTGATAGCGCGACAGATGAACAGGTGCAAGCTCTATTGGCAGCTAAAGATATCAATGAGTTAGAAGCTACTTTCAACCAGATATTCAAGCCTATCGCATTTGCTGGCGATCGTGAGTTTGGTCTAAAAGCCAGTGGCGTAAAAACCCGAGAAGCGATCAACAACAAAGTAAAAGCGATCGTTGATCGTATTAAAGCGTCAAATTGGGACACAAGCACGCTCACAGCGGAAGATTATGATCTGCTTGTTCAGTACTCAGGGCGTGGCGGTCTGAGTGAAAATAGCCAATACGAATATTACACTCCGACCTACATTGCAGAAGGGTGCTGGGAGCTGTTGAGTGCGAATGGGTTTGATAACGGCAACGTGTTAGAGCCATCTGCCGGCGCTGGTGTATTTAATGCCACTAAGCATCAAGGCGTTAAAATGACAGCAACGGAAATCGATCCGATCAGTTCTGCCGTGAATAAAATTCTTCACCCTGAAGATAATGTTTTCAATCAATCGTTTGAAAAGATGGCGGTTGAATCACCTGACAACCACTTTGATTCTGTAATTGGCAACATACCTTTTGGCAGTGCCCGTGGTGCGTCTGCTCACGATGACCCTGATCATAAAAGTGAAAAGCTCATTGAGCGTTACTTTATTAACCGCCTTATCGACAAAGTAAAGCCTAGTGGATTACTTGTTCTCGTTGTGCCTGTGAATATTGTGCGCGAACGTGGAAAAGCATGGCAAAAATGGCGAGCCAAGATCAGCAAAAAAGCTGAGTTCCTTGGTGCTCACAAGCTCCCAAGCAAAACATTTGGCAAACAAGGTACCGGTGTTGTTACAGATATTATCGTCTTACGTAAACACTCCAAGAATGCCGCAGAGAAAATCGCTCAACTACCAATGGAGCAGTTACAAGCGGCAAATGTACTATGGGACACTTTCTTAGAAGGTAAGTGGTGGGAGCGTGACGGTAAACCTTTTATTCATGGGAAATTTGTTCCAAAAGATGCCAGTAAAGTACGTGACGACGACAAAGTGATCCGTGATGCGAGTGTTACAGATGTCGCCCTCAAGCGTAAGCTGGCGGCAAAATTCCATTCTCGCATTGACTGGGAAGCCCTAGATACAGCTGAGCCAGCCATTAAGAACTACGTGGAAGGTGATCGCCGTGTTATTGATGAGCGCACGTATGAGTTCACTCGTGGCAACTGGGAGCCTGTTGATGCATTACAAACGACCACTGATATTGATGAAAGTAAATACGGTGTGGCGTCTTTGGAGGCACTTCAGGGGCTACTTGAAAGTAATCATGGTTTAATGTCGCTCTCAGTGAAGCAGGCATTTGCTGCAATGAAAGCATGGGGACATTTGTTTTCTAAGCCTCAAAAGCAAGCTATTGAATTTGCCATGACGCAACCAAGCGATGAGTATCGAGAGCAAATCTTCCGAGGTTCATTAATCGGTGCTGATCTAGCTCGCTTCCAAAATGATACTAATCAGGGTAATTGGAATGCCACTGAACAAATGCGTTTGCAAGAGCTGGTGGCAAACGAAATCAACAAGTATGGACACCCTAAACAGAACAAGGGGCTGATTCTAGCAGGTGAACGCTCTCGCTATTTTGGCGTTTTTTCTAATGCTATGGACGAAAATGGTGATTATTCAACCTTATTAACTGGTGAAGTCAGCACAAAAGGTCTGGCGTTTGATGATACAAATCCACATGCAATTGTGGAACATCTGTATCTACGTGAAGGCATGATGCACATTACGCTAGAAGACATTCAGCAACTCTATAAAGGCAAGACCCCAATTCAATCATTGTCTGACTTGGCAGATGATAAAAACCTCGCTATTCACCCCGATGGTCTGGTTATGCCAATGAGCCGCTTTTGCTCCGGCGATGTTTACCAAAAAGTGCTTACTCTTAGTCATGCACTCAATGTCGAAACCGATCCAAAGCTTAAAGCCAAGTACCAGCAGCAACTGGAAGAAATAGAGCAGCGCCGATACAAAACGCAGCCGGAAAATATCGCATTTTCAATGCGCCACAAGTGGATTGACCGCCAGTATGTGTTGGAATTTATGCATGAGAAAGGGTACTCAAACTTAGATTACCTCGTCGATAAAAAGCAGGTTGCGACGGACGATGACACTGGCGGCAGTTTTGTTGAAAACGTGAAAGTGCGTGATACCAGCTCTCCATTTGGTGAGTTTGTTGGTTATGAAGACAATCAAGGCTTCAATAAGCAGCTTAATAGCTGGCTAAATGGCGGCAACGTCACTAGCTCAAAACAAGAGTATATCGAAGAGTACAAAGAGCGCGTTGCGCGTTTGGATGAAGAGTTCCGCTTATGGATGCAGCAGCACAAAGATATTGATGATCTGGCGGAGCTGTACAACCAGAAGTTTAACTCTTACATCCCATTTGAACATTCTGATGCCGATTTAGGTTTAGAAGGTGTTAGCGCCATGGTTAAACCTCATGGCTACCAATGTTCCGCTGTACGCCGCTTGTCAGAAGATGGCTCTGGTATTCTTGGGTTTGATGTTGGTCTTGGTAAGACATTTAGCGCCTTAGCGCTTGCGGCTTACAACAAGCAAATGGGGCGAGCCAATAAAACCTTAATTGTCGTGCCTAACTCTGTTTTAGCGAACTGGTACCACGAAGCGAAGATGTTTCATGGCAATCTGGATAATGCGCTGTTTGTCGGATTTAAACCAAAGTTAGACAAAGACGGGCAAATTCAGCGTGAAGCCGTAAAAGATGAGAAAGGAAACCCAAAGAAAAACAAGCATACAGGTGACGTCGAATATCAAGACATCCTAATCAAAGAATCTGCCGAAGAAGTCTTTGACAAGATGCACCAAATTCCCCAGACCTCAAAATCGTTAGTTGTCATGACATTTGAAAAGTATAAAGAAATTCAAATGCGTCCAGTCAACAAGCATAAGTATGCCGACAAGTGGGTAGAGAAATCGCTAATTTCGGACCAGATGGCAGCAAGTACGGTCGCTGGTGATGACTTCAGTCTTGGTAAGGGCAAAGACAAGATCAGCTATAAAGAAGCGGTTCGTCGTGAAGCCTTGCAACAACGCTTCCTTGAAGACGGCGGTCACAAGAAAGGTGAGTACCCATATTTTGAAGATATGGGCTTCCAATCAGTGATCATTGATGAAGCACATGCATTTAAGAACAGTTTTAAAGCCGGTGACAAAACGGCAAATATTGCATACTTGCCAAACCCGACTGAATCACAACGTGCTATCGACATGGCAATGAAGATGGCATATCTACGTGATCAAAACGAAGGTCGTGGACCTGTTCTTTTATCTGCGACACCAGTAACCAACTCTCCCCTTGAGATTTTCAATATGCTTTCTCTGGTATTACCCGTTGAAGAGTTTGAAAAGTTTGGTGTTTATACTGCAGATGATTTTGTTCGTGTGTTCGGCAAGGTTGAAACCGTTGAGAAAATGACGGTAAAAGGTGAAATCGTACAAAAGGATGGATTAGTCGGCTTCCAAAACTTAGATGGATTACGAAACCTATTCCACCGTTACACCTTAATGCGTAACGCAGAAGACGTAAGCTTAGCGCTACCAGATGCCCCAGAAACTCATGAAAGTGTCGACATGACCGCAGATCAAGAATCGGCATATGAGTCATTACGTGAAGAAGCAAAAGAAGCCAGCAAGCCGGCTCGCCAGCGTAGTGCGAATGCTCGCGCTCTATTCGCTGTTATGCGAGACATGGATAAGGTGACAACAGACATGGATCTGTTCAACCAGGCCATGACCTTTACTTTCCCAGCGTCAAAAGCCAAAGCGGTTGATCAGCTTATCGCTGCCCTTCCTGCATCTATCGAAGCAGAGCGCATCGAACAAACTGAAGATGGCGAAGAGGTTAAACGTAAAGTCTCTATTGAGCTGGATTATCAACGAAAGGACGAGTCCGACTCTATTGTGCTGGTGGTTCCTGATGTGTACGAACAGGCTGTACTTGACCGTTTAAATGATGCGGCTATCAAGCCTGCCGACGTAAGCCATCCATTAACGCCTAAGTATGCGAAGCTGGTCGCTAACTTAAAAGCGGAGTTAGAAGTTAAAGGTAAGCAAATTATCTTTACCGAGGAAAAAACTCAGCACCATAAGTTAAAGCGAATCATCGTTAACCAGCTTGGTCTGGATGAAAAGCAGATCGGCATTATCAATGGCTCTGATGCCGCAGGGGCAAAGCTTCAACGAATTGCTGATGCTTACAATGCCGGTGATATTAAAATCGTTATCTGTAACAAAAAAGCTGAAGTTGGTGTAAACCTACAAAAAGGGACCAGTGCAATTCACCATCTAACATTGCCATGGACACCTGCCTCTATTCAGCAACGCAATGGACGAGGGGTAAGACAAGGGAATACAGCATCAAAAGTAAGCCTGTACTACTACCTTGGTAAAGGCTCGTTTGATGGCTACCGCCTTGATCTACTCAATAAGAAAAAGAGTTGGATGCGAGATTTGTTCAACGGAACAGAATCAGAAGCAGTCAATGGCAATGCGATAGATAACGATGACTACCTAGACATGTTTGAAGCCGATCCTGAAGCAGCCAAAGCTAAACGGATGGAACGCTTAGCCCAAAAACAAGCAGAGCGTAAGCGTAAGTCTGATTTGAAATGCGCTGTAGACCTGTCTCAAGTAATTGGCTTACGCAGTCAGTTAGCCAGCTGGGAAGCGGATAAGGCTGAAGACTACAATCGACTGGTTGAGCGTAAAGACAAAGCTCAAGCATCGCTTTCTCGCATTAAAGAAAAAGGAGAAGATAGTAGCAAAGCAGAACAAGCATTGGCTCGAATTAACAAATCCCTTCAAGATCATGATGCGAAATGGGAAGAAGATAAAGCCAAGCTTGAATCTCGACTATCACAACGGATGACGTTCCTAAAACAAAAAGCGAGTGCTGGCGAACTTCCGTTTGACAGTACGATTATCGAAAACCCTGAAAATGCCATTGTTGCTCGTGACGGTTCGGTGCTTACGGTTGGCACTTATTTTGAAACGGATTTCGGGGCAATTCTTCGCATTGAACAGGTTGAACAATCTTCACGCTCAGTGCATTACTCTGTGCCTGTTGGGGATGTTTCCTATTATTGGTGGGGGCGCCGCAATGGGGAGTTCATGAAAGCGGATTTGGACTCCATGCCAGACGGATTAAAGCATGTTTCTTTGTCAGATGATGAGGTAAGGGTGAAACAGATTTTATCTATCACTTATACCTACAACACGCTATCAAAACTGAAAAAAGATCAGTTTGTAAAATACCGTGATGACATCAAGCTGCAGGGTTACGGTAACTTCCTATTCCGAGTCAATGGAGAGCTTACTCTCGCCAGCGCAGATCAGCATCCAACAGAAATGTTGGTTTACCCTGACGTCAGTGACAACGCTTTGAAGCGTGAGATTGCATTGCATTACTTAAAACTTCGCAGAGAAGATAAGCCAATGTATGCATGGCGAGAAGTTGTAAAACCATTCTTTGGTGACTTTTATGATCAAGAAATTGCGGAATACGGACAAAAAGCCTCACAAGCCGATGTCCTAGCAATGTGTGATAAGGCTTGGATGGACTATCAACCAACGCTCTTAGAAGGCATTCAATTGTCCTCTTCGTTAAAAGGACTGCCAGCAGCAATAGCTAAGCACCAAGCATATCGTCTGGCTCGTCAGGACTTCCAAGAATCTGCAGAAGATAAAGCCGCAGAACTTGGGGATAACCGAATGGAAATTAATCGTTGGGTGAGAGAGTTCATTTCAGGACTTGAAAACAAGCTACTTGATGAGGCAGAAACCGCGAAACGTCAGGCTGCCGACGCTGAACTTGAAGAGCTAAAAAAGAACCCAGCCTTTAAAGAGCTACCAGCGGAAGTGAAAAAAGGATTTGAAGATATCGGTGTGACTGCACGATATAACTACAAAGATGTTTCTATTCCTCGTAATGGTCGATACCGCGCTCGTTCATTGTCAGCATTTCAGTATTTCTTCTTGAAAGATGAAAATGGTAAAGCCGGTAAGCTGTTTGCTGCTAAAGATATCCTTAAAAACCGCTTTGGTGCTAAGTTCTGTACCGCAGAGGGTGATTGGGATGGCAGCTGGTGGTATTTCCCTGTGAGCGTTGATGTTAAGGAGGTGTTTGAGATTATCGCCTAACACCTAACAGGTATCAGATAAATACTTATTTAACACTTGTAGGGTATCTGCTATATTGTAGGTACCCTATGGCAAGGAATTACGACCATGAAAATAAAAATCCCAACACAAGCAGAACTTCAGCCTCTTTATGATGAAGCAACGGAAGGGCAGACTGAAGAACAGTGGATGGAAATCTTTCTTTCAGCTGTAGCAAAGATGCTGCGTAAAAATCCACTTTGGTACCGTGCATATGGCATCTATTGGTGGGGTATAAAACAAATGCTTATTGAGCGAGAGCTGGTATCGTCTGATTTTATTGATGCTGAATGGTTAGAGAAAATTCATTATGAAAAACCTGCCTATCTTTTGCTCGCAGGCTTTGCTTACCATGACGAACGTCAAGACATCGGAGCGTTAGAAGATGATACGCATGTCATTGAGTTTGAAGATGGCGCCATAGACAGCTACATCCTAATCGACGAAGACTTTGAATTAGTCGCCGTCGCCAATGCTATTGCTTAAAGCGCAATGAAATAAAGGGTATCAATACGATACCCTTTAAATACTTACAAGATACCCGCCAAGTCCCACTCAAACAAATCTGTGTTGATGCACCTCTAACCACTGCTCGTTACTCTCTCGATGTTAATTAACAGGCGAGAGAATCATGGCTGAGAAAAAAAAGAGGTGGTGGCAACAACTCTCACAAATGTTCCAAGGTCAGCAAGACGATGACCATAGCGGTCATTTAGAGCTGGCAGAATCAGGTTTCGACTATGAGGATGCAGGCAAGCTTGATGATTTACTAGGCAAAGAGGGAGCTAACTCTGAGTCAGAAACCGAAAAGCTGATTGAGCCGTTCCCTCGCAATCGTCGTGCTGGTTATTTGAGATATGAAGAAATGGCAGTCGATCCGACTATCGACAGCGCCCTAAAGATGCATGTTGCCAATGCTCTGTCTGCCAAAACCGACACTCAAGAAATTTTGTTTATTGCCTCTACCAAAGAAGGGGAGGGAGACAAAATTGTTAAGGACCTGCGAAACACTATCGGTCGCTGGTTAAACGAAAATGCCGAAGCAATAGCTTTTCAAGCCGCTAAATACGGTCTGAGTTATGTGCGTCCCTATATCGAGCCACAAAAAGGGATCACTCACATTCGATTTGACCACTATACACACCCTGCTCATATCCGTTGCTATGAGCGAGCAGGATTATTGTGTGGCTACACTTCAAAATACCAACGAAGCCTTGAGAAGAAAGGGCTTGTTGAGCTTATGGAGCCGTGGAAATTTATCCAATTTAAAATCCCTAAATGGGATGGTCACGGCAGCACGCTTATTGAACCTGTGCGTTTAAACCCATTGGCATTTGATATTAATGATGATGACTACCTGAATGAAGAGCCGGTCGAAACACAGGACTACGGTTCCAGTCTGTTACGCTCAGCTTATGATCCATGGGTTGATTTAAATGAAGCCATATTGTCACTCAACTCAGCACGTAAGAACGCTGCGAAGCGAGACCGATTCATCACAATCCAGACCGGTAAGAAAAACCCAACTCTAGCAGCTCAGTATTACAACACCATTTTGGGGGCGTTAAAGCGAAAGTTGAACCTGTCGGCTAAGCGCTCAGCTAAACGTGGGCATATTTCAACAATAGACAACCATATTCTGCCAGTTACCGCTGACGGTTCAGGTCAAGTAAACATTCAAACCGAGCAGTCGGATGTCAATATTAGCCATATCGAAGACGTAAACTTCCATGTCAATCGTCTGTGTAGTGCGCTAGGCGTGGATAAATCACTCGTTGGCTTTACTGAAGATATGAGTGGTGGTCTTGGTGAGGGTGGCTGGTGGACGCAATCTATGGTTGCTGCAATCAAGGCTAATCTAATCCGCCGAGCGATCAAGGCTGGTGCAGAAAAGCTCTGTGAAATCCATGTGTTGATGAAATGGGGCAAGGTTTATACGGAAACAGACAAACCATGGCGTATCGAGTTTAACAGCTTAAATAACGTATTAGAACGTGAAGAAGCGACGGCGAGGGAGTCAAGAATTAACTTCGCAACGTCAGTTGTTACGCTAATGCAGATGCTCGATCCCGAACTCAACAAGTTCAACTTTAAACAGACTTCAAACTGGCTCTTTACTGATGTTTTGCGTGTGAGTGAAGAAACATTTAAGCAACTGATAGAGGCTGCGAAAGATGGTGATCAGGATGAAGTCGACAAGGTTCTGGACTCGGTTTCCGATCCAGATAGCCATAATCAACTGAAAACCATGATTTACAGCTGCATTGCAGAGCTGATGGGAGAGGAAAATGTCTAAAAAAATCCTGCAAAGTATTACCTGTACATTCAATATTTTTGATACAGGTAGAAAGTATACGGGCAAACAACGTGGGTACATTCTTGATAACGTCAAGTCGGTGCTGACAGCGCCTGAAGTGGAAGAGCGTTTGCGTTTACGAGAATTGGTGGGGTATGTCTCACATGGTCTTCGTGAAATGGCTGGCAAGCTTACTCTGGGGGAAACTTTACCCGTTCACTTGCCTAATGGACAAATGACCGTTGTTAACGCTATTCCTGCCTGTGTGACTGTAGGTTTGTCTATTGATGACGATGGCAACCTAACTCACACCCAAGAGGTATTGGACAATGACGAAGGGCGTAAGCTTCTTGGGTTACACAACTCTCGTATTGGTGGTTTTTCGTGGGCTTGTGGTGGTGGCAAAGTTGGGGGCAACACACTTATTAATGGGTTTTATGGTTTTGATTATGTACATAACCCGTTATTCGCTGGCAACCGTGGCTATGTGTTGGATTCTGCATCTGCAGAAGATGAATTTGATCGCCAAGCGGTCCTCGATAATCTAACCAGTGCCGGCGTACCTGAAGATGAGCGAGAAATGGTATTGGATTCGTTCAACGCCTCCATGGCGTTTGAGTCGGCTCATTTTAAAGGCATGTTGCTTGATGCTCAGCAGGTAATTGCAGATCAAGATGAGAAAGCCCAAGAGCTTCAACAACTTTTGGACAGTGCCACTGAAGAAACAGAAACGCTGAAATCTGAAAAGACAAATCGTGAGCAGTTCTTTAAACAACTACAAGAGCGTAGCCATGTTGCGATAACTGATCAGGTTCTTGATGCATTGATTAATGCTGACAGTGAAGAGAGTATGGAGTCCATTATGCAAATGATTATGGATACCGCCAATATCAGCACTCAGCACCTACCAATAGCAGGGCATAAAAAAACGTTTGTTAAGCAATCAGCAGAAACAGACGAGAGAGGCGATAAGAACGATCCATTTAGCATTAATGCTTCTATGGACGCAGGCTTTTACGATTAACGCCTTGCTAGACCTTTAGCTGGCGAAGCCAGCAAATAATCAATAATGTTTTAGGAACTTTGTTCCTATGTTATCAGCATGGTTATTAGTTTAAAAAAAGGAGCCTGTCGGCTCCTTTTTTATGCTTCTTTTTTCTTTTGCTCTTTAAGAGTTTTCTCAATGAGCTTATTCATGCCTTCTGCGATTAAAACTTGGCAAAGGTGTTTTCTGTTAGCAAATTGAGGGTCCAATTCAGCTAATTTAGTACCCCATTCGCGGTAATATTCATTCAAGTTGATATGCACTGGCTTTTCTGACGATTTTGTTTTGTCAGTAGACTCTAATGCTTCATGCCATTCCAGTTGAACTTCTTCGTTTGACTGAGAACTTACGTCACCATTGATGAAAGCATCGGCATCTTTTTTAGCTTCTTGGTTTTTGCGGATAGGTTCTCTAAATCGTTTTTGTTTATCAGCCATTTGCTTTCTCCAGTAATTCTTCAACTAAGGCGTTCATTTCTTCCTTTGCTTTTGTATCGTTCATTTCTCTTACGCCTCGACCAACAGCGTAGGCATCGCTGTACACCACTCGGTTGTATGTCACAGTATCGAGAACTTCCATGGTGCTGAACTTTTTCAGAGTGTCTTTGGTGAAAATAATGTCTTGCTTTCTCGCAATATGGGTCGAGGCAATCGAGACCATGCAAAACGTTTTTAATTTGGAATTGAAATCTTTGGCAGAATCAATCAGATCCTGTACATCTAGAATGCTATCCCTGTGGTCCTGAGTGGGTTTGAAAGGAGCAAGTGCAATATGAGCTGCTAACAAACCACTACGCATTTCTTGTGTGCGTGTAGGCTCGATGTTTCCCTGTACATCAACAATCACATAATCGTATTTTGTATCCAGCTCCTGCAGGGTTTTAGTGATCTTCCCTTTCTTCTGGACACAGAAGATTTCAGGTTCAACACCTTCTTCTTCACGGTAGGCGCCAAAGTTTGTAGTGGTGCCACCCGGGTCTGCATCAACCAGACAAACTGAATGTTGGCGGTGTGCAAGTTCTACGGCTAAGTTTTGGGAACAAATAGACTTCATTGCTCCCCCTCTTTGCCCAAAAACTAAGATAATCATGAGCATCTCCTTCTTTTGTGTGGGCTTATCATAGCACATAAAAGCTTAATTGATACCCATAAAACACCACAACGACACTTAACAGGTATCAGGTAGATACTTATTTGTTATCACTTGGAAGTTGCCATCTAGTTAGGGGCGTTTGACATGTTAGGCTAAGGAGGTGACTAAATTAGTTATCCACAAATCCACACTTATATAATAGTTATATTTTATTTATGAAGATCTATAAAGATCTATAAAGATATATAGGGCGCTAAAAAACCTTTAGGGTCAATAGCTTACAGAACAAACTATTACCTTTTACTCCGGTAACTAGATCGTTCTACTCCGGTAACTAGATCACTTTACTCCGGTAACTATTACCTTTTACTCCGCTAGATAGATCGTTTTACTCCGGTAACTATTACCTTTTACTCCGGCTTGAGGTGTAAGTTTGTTGATAAATGGCTATTTATGTCCTTGATTCGTTGATTTTTTCTATAACTATTACCTTTTACTCCGCTTTGGCGCTCAAAACTCTCTATAAAACCTTTACTATTACTTCTTACTCCGGTATTAAAGGCAATAAATCACAATAAATGACTTCTTACTCCGGCTTTTCCGGAGTAAAGGGTAATAATTAAAAGCCCCTTAGCAACAAAGAGTCATAGTTAGCAAGAAGCACCGGAGTAAAAGGTAATAGTTATGAATGACAATGACGCCCCTGAGCAAAAGTTGCCAAAAGAACGAACAATCACAAGTGCAGTGTCTGCCGATATCCATAGCGACTTTTTCAAAAAATCTCATGCGCTTGTCTTTTCCCGACTGTCGTTATCACCAGTGGAGCACGATATTTTTGCTCTATTACTGTCACGGTTGCATAAAGACCAGTGGGAAGACTTTATGGCAGGGAAAACACCGATATCACCTAGCTATGAGTTTAAAAGCAAAGTGCTTTGCGACTGGTTTTGCGTGGAAAAGGAAGACCTTTATAACATCCTCTATAAGCCGTCAGAACGATTGGCAGGTAAGAAAATAGGTGTGATACAGGAAGGTGATTCTTTCGACTTTATCCCTTTGTTTAAGCGAGTTAAGTACAAACATGGCACGCTAACCATCAAACCTAATGATGAGCTGATCACAGAGTATTTAGGGATATCCCAAGGTCACGCTCAAATTCCACATAAATCATTCCGACAAATAAAAACGGAGCATGGCAAAAGATTGTATACCATGCTTTGCCGGTTCAAATCCCCTAACACTGAGCTGCACCCACAAACGATTGAAGACCTCCATGGTTTCTTTGGTTTGTTAGATAGGCAAGGGACGCTATTGAAAAAGACTTATGCTGTAAACGCTAACTTTATCAAGCGGATCATTAAACCAGCGATTCAAGAAATTGATGAGAAAGAGTCCCATATTAGATTCCTGATCGATGACAAAACAGGGAACTACGGATTCTCTTACATCAAAGAAGGTAGAAAAGTAGTCGGGATTAAGTTTCTTTTTAAGTGGCAATTGCCGGAAAAAGAGGTCGGCGTTAAGGTTGAGAAAAATCTGACCTACGAGGATGCATTAAAGACATTTGCCGACGTTGTTGATAAGCGATGCATTCCGTCCATTGAGGAAATTAATAATCTAAAAGAACATTTGGTGAGGATTGGTACTGAAGGGCACGATTTTGGCAGTGGGTTCTTTTCAAAACTGAGAGAATCTGAAGAAGCTGCTCAAGAGATTGAAGAAAAAGCGTGATAATTTGAAGTATAACCGTGAAAGATGCCTTCTGTCTTTCACGGTTTATGGGGTAACTAATGATAACAATGAGCTTTTGAGTTTTTACAAAAGCCATATTATTCAAGACTTTAATTAGTATTGGCGTGGTGTTGATGGGGGTGTTCTACGGAGTCATCACTTCACGATTCACCTCAAATCCTCACGTTTTTATCCTCAAACGTTCACTGGTTTAGGGTAGTAAGGTTGTAACCCATCCATGTAGCGCCTAAATTGCTTCTTAGAAAACCCTCTAAGTGCGATCATTTCAAATGTTTTACCTCTCCCGCTCCCTTTACAGCTGATAGAGCGCCTCACAGGCGTTTTATAGACGGTAAAGCCCTCCTCTCGGTAGATATGGGTAAGTTCAGGCAAAAGCGTGTTAGTGGCGATTACAGCACCATCGTAGCCACTAAGCATACTAACAATGCGATCTTGTAAGTTTTCATTTTTATCTTTGGTGTAGCCGTTAAATGTTTTCTCATAAGGAGGATCCATTAGGACCATCTGAGCATCGGATATATCTACCGCTGAGAAGCAACCGCAATTAAAGGTCCAGTTTTTAGCGACTCGCATAAACTCTTTTGTGTCCGGTGGAGTGGCGATGCCCTTATAGTCACCAAACGGCATGTTAAATTTGCCTTCTCGTTTGCTTTGGCGAACAAGCCCATTGAAAGAGTGTTTGCATAGATACCAAAAAAGGGCAGCTTCCCTTTCGCCTAGCTCCTGACCAGGCAGTAAAGAGTTATTCAGTTCCTCTCTGGCAGAATAGAAGAACTCCTCTTCTAGCAAGAAATCGTTTGGATCTATTTCATACCCGTTGGAGAGTTGCTTATACAAATTGATAAGGGCGGGGTTAGCATCATTGAGGGTGACGTTGTTAAATTCATAAAACAAAGAAAATGCTGCAGAGCCGGCGAAAGGCTCTACGACTCGTTCTGGTGCAATGTCATTAACAATGCGCTCTGCACGTTTGGCAAGCCACGTTTTGCCGCCTGCCCATTTGATTAGTGGTTTCATGCTATCCCTTTTTGTTGCTGGTTTTCCCAAATTGCGGGTGAAATATGATGGCGGTTGCTGCCTTTTCCGTATCTAAATCAGAGAATGCGCTTTTAAGGGAGGTCACTTCCTTAGTGATGTTGGCACCATGGTTGATAGATATGGCGTGCAATCCAGCCAAGAAATGGAGTTTGTATGGAGAGGAAAAGCGAATTAGCAAATCATGGAAGCCTAGTGTTTTAATACGCTGCCATCGTGTATATCGTTGCTGGTGGTTTGACATTCCGCCTCCATTCACAGTCAGTCAAACCGTGATCTGCACTTATCGTGGGTTTCTTGTTCATAGTGCTCTTTTAGTTTTTGCTCCCAATCGGGATAGATAACTTTGAGCACATCATTTTCATCGTTCAATCTGCCGCAGTGTGAACCAAGCTGTTGTATCTTTTCGGTTCGTTGAATTAGCGCACTTTTAAACCATTTAGCTATTGCTACTGGATCGCCGGTATAACCAAGCCCATCACAATGAAGGCATTCCCATTTAGCAGAGAATAACCCTTTGGTTTCACCTTTCCCGCTGCAGTGAGAGCACACTTCTGGGGTGTGCTCTACTTGGTTGTTTGCAAGCTCTATGGCTGCATCGACTAAAGAACGTTTACTCTTCATCAATGAGCATTAATCCAAGGGAATGAGCAGCAAACACTTCCGCCAGTGCGCCTTTTGACTCCATCCAACCTTTAAGGCGAACAACAGCATTCGAGACAAAAAGATCTGAGAAGCTCAGCTTCATGTACTGGTCGTAAGTTAACCCTTTGGGGTTTCTTGCTGGGTTCAGTGGGATGTGTCCGGCATCCTGTATCATTTCTTCGATACGGAAGAATTCTGGATGATTGAAATGGCGGTGCCCTGTCATTGGTCCGCTGATATAAATTGTGAGCTTTCCTGCATCTTTTCTTAATTGCTTCAAACTTTCTAAAGTCAATTCAGCACGACACGTAACGTGAGCCATTTCCGGTGACATCCAATTTCCCTTTAAAACAAAGTGGTGGACAGAAATTAACACTTTGATGTATGTTAATCAATAGCGTAATTAAAAACGTAATTATTGACGTAATTTAATGCGTTCTAACTAACGGTGAAGAGTAAGTTGGTGATTGGTAAGTGTGCATCCTTCATGTAGCATGGCGATAATCGTCAACTAGATAACAAATTTGATGGATATCAACATGCTAAAAAACGCTGAGGTACGTGTTCTTGTTATTCTCAAGAAAGAGAAAAAGAACACCATTGCCATGACCGACCTCACTCGACGCCTTAATGTCAATGCTGGTATCAAAGCCGCAGAGAAAAACCAGATACTTGAGTCGCTAAAAGAGCAAGGCTTGGTCGCTGTTGAAAGAAAGCAGATACCAGCCATGCGCCGTACTCCAACTTTGATCACTCTCACCGAAAAAGGTAAGCAAGTGCTTAAAGGTGTTGAGTCTGGAGATATCGAGTTTGAAACCTGATTGATCTGCGAAGTTTTGATCCAGTCGAGAAAAGATTAAACAACATTTTTTTGTTGTTTCTCGCCATCGCTAAAAACGGTAAACAGTGCACAACAAAAAGATAAAAGTTTGTTGTGGCAACCAAAAGCGCTTTTGAAGTAGAGCGCGGTACCACGGCTTAGCGGTGACGTTGGAAGGCTGAAATCGAAATGGACAAGACCGAGACAAATCAAGAGCGTGAAATCTCACTCAGAAAAGAAGAACAAATTGCGTGCGCCATTCTAAAGGGCGCTAAAACCTCAGATGTCGCGGCAGTAAACGGTATGAAGTATGCCGCTTGCCGCGAAATCCTTCACAAGTATTGCCGTCGTGTTAATCCTCAAGCTTATGAGTCGATTAATATTGATGCTGCCAATAAAGACTGTCATAGCCCATTCCTTGAACAGCTTCGAGAAAACAAGCATCAGTTTATTTCCCAAACTGCGCCTCGTGATCCTGAACAACTTCGCCGCGAAATCGAACAGCAAAGTGAGCGCCTAACCAGTGCTCAAATAACGCTGCGCTCAGAACGCACCATTCTAAGCCAGTTGGAAGCAGAGCTTGCAGCTGCAACTCAAAAAAAGTAATACCAGAAGAAAGAAGGATCCCAGAGTATGAAGCCTAAAAATATCATGGCTTATCGCTTTTCTCGGACAGTTCAACTCACTCCCGACCAACTAAGTGAGCAACTGTCTGAATTTGCGTTCGTTCCATGCGGTGAGCAAGACAAACGGAAGTTTGGGTGGGCGCCAGTAATGGGTAAACATAGCGATCAGCTATTGCATGTCGGTGCTGATTGGATTTTGCTTGCTGCTCGTCTTCAAGAGAAAATGTTGCCAGCATCGGTAATCAAAGAGGAAGTAAATGAGCGCATAGATGCTCTTGAAGCTGCGGAAGGTCGACCTCTCAAGAAAAAAGAGAAAGACAACATTAAGGATGATGTCGTCATTGATTTGCTACCACGAGCATTTAAACGAACCAATACCACTTATGTTTGGATTTGCCCTAAAAAAGAATTGCTTTTTGTTGATGCCAGCAGCTTTAAGAAAGCGGAAGACGTTTTAGCCCTGCTAAGAAAAACAATCGGCTCTTTGCCGGTGGTTCCTGTTACGTTTGCGTCTGCGATTGAGGTAACTCTGACTGATTGGTTAAAGACTGGTGAAGTTCCTAGCGGTTTTTCATTGCTTGAGGAAGCAGAGCTAAAATCAGTATTAGAAGATGGCGGTCAAATCCGTTGTAAACAACAAGAGCTGACTTCTGAAGAAATTCAGTCACACATTGAAGCTGACAAAGTAGTAACGAAGCTGGCAGTCAACTGGCAAGATCGTGTTGACTTCATCTTGTCGGATGATGGCAGCTTAAAGCGATTAAAGTTTTCTGACGAACTGACCGACCAAAATGACGATATTGCGAGAGAAGATGTCGCTCAGCGATTTGATGCTGATATGGTTCTGTTTGCTGGTGAGTTTGATGCCTTCCTGCCTCAGTTGTTTGATGCTTTGGGTGGGGTAGCGACATGTCAGTAAAGCTAATTGAAAAACCATGGGCGAAAGCCGTTCGCTGCCTACCTAATGAATTAGCGCGATATGCGCTATTCACCGTTGGCACTTCACAAGAGCGTCGATACTACACAAAGCCAATTTTACTGGGATTGCTTGATGGTAGTCATACGCCGATGGAACTGCAGTTCGTAGGACCAGAGCTAAGGCAAGATGATCTAGATGTGTATCTGGAACTTCTTCACTATGCACGCAATGCAGACCTATCAGGTAAGTTGAAATTCAAACGAGCAGAGTTAATGAAGTCTTTAGGCTGGGCTAGAACGCCTTTTTACTATGAAAGACTACTGCAATGTATGCGTCGATTAAGCCAGTCAAATATTGAAGGTCTTATCACTCGAAGAGAAGAAGGCGATCTAATTCAACACCGATTTAACTTTAATTTGGTAGACTCGTTCGAATATAAAGACGTAAATGGTGCAATGGCACGCTTTTGGCATTATCGTTTACCCGTAGAGTTGGTGAAATTTTTCACTTCTTCTGGTTTTGCTAGAATCGATCTAAAACGTCGTCAGGTACTAAAGAACAACAACATAGCAAAATGGTTGCAGTTTTATTTTGCCAGCCATAAAGCGAACAACAAGTACGCTGTGTCAGTAGAAAAAGTGATGCATAGCTGTGGTTCTAAGGCGAGCGATTTGAAAACGTTTCGTCAAAAGTTGAAGACAGCACTTAAATTGCTCAAAGCAGCTGGTATTGTTGATGCCTACATAGATAAAGAGTCAGATCGGATTCTGCGTAAGTAACGCTCATACTGTTCGGATACAACGCCCCGTATTTCAGGGGCGTTTTTATTGATAAGGTCTTATTGTGAATTGGATATTCATTGTTTTTAACCTCATTCCTTTGCTGCTAGGCTGGTTTGGATTTTCAGCCGGCGAGCCTGAACTGGTTACTTTTGCTATCACGCTCATAGCCATACGTGCAGCTCTTGTGCTGTTCACCGTCCCCAAGATGTACCTCAAATTTCAAAAGGCTGATCAGTTAACACGACGCTATCACCGACGCCAACTTAAAAAGCCTGCGACAGTATTCATCGTTTCGTTTATCACTCTTTGGTCGCTGGTGGTATGGGGGGCGGTATTAGTGCTGTGCATGGTAGTGCTAAGCACCGCTATGTACCACGGAATGAGAAACCACATCGTCAGACATTCTTACTGATTTAATTTACCGACCGTAAACGGCATTCTTGAAAGAGAGTGCCGTTTTTTTATGCCTAAATGGTAGGTGTTTAGTGGTGCTTTTATTTGTGGAAAAGCTGTTTATATACAGTGGGATAAGTGCTGTATATACAGTGGAATTGAAGTGAAAAAATGCATAAATCGAGATACCCAAACGCATAAGTTGAGATACCACTTTGCATAAATCGAGATACCCAAACGCATAAGTTGAGATGCCGTTTTGCATAAATCGAGATACTAGCAAAGCATAAGTCGAGATACCAGATTGATTTTATTTCATTGTTAAAACATGAACTTACGTTTCTTGTTTGGTCCAACTTTAAAGCCCAACAACCATCTTATAACCATATATAACCATTTAATAAGCCATCTTATAACCTATTAAATAAAGAAATAATAAAGAGAGATTTTTTTTATTTTTAAATTGATGGAAAGAAACAGTTCATCCAAATACAGATAGAGATCTAATAGGATCTTTTGTGATTTCGTCTTGTTAGGCTGTGTCAGTGCCTCGCTATTCAACGTTTCTATGCTCATGAATGCCATTGCATCACTATCTATTGCAAAGGTCCTGCAAGGCTATAGGGGAGGGATTAGAACGTCAGCTGACTTTGTAGGAACTATGTGCCTATAATGTGATTGTTAAGGGAGGGCTATGCCATGAGTAAACCATTTCAAGTTTATTGGAGTGAAGACAGCCATATAACAAACAAAGCCAATTGGTTGCACTGCGTGGAAACGGATGATCCTGTTAGAGCTGAGCAAATGTACTTCAAGCTGTGCAAGAAGATGCTTGGTAAGCAAGGTTATGTGTTCCTGCAGTCAAGTGATCCTGATGTGGTGCCGTATGGGCGATTTAACACAAGTGTTGGTATTAGTTGGAATGTCGATCGAGAAGAGCAAGAGATCCGTCGTTGGGTAGCGTGGGCTATGCCGCAAGAAATACCCTATAAGCGCTGGAAAGCTCCGACAACATACATGGTTAAGGGGTTGAAAGCTGCAATCTTACTCCGTTCTGGGGAGAAAATAGGCTGTGAGATCTCCGGTGAGATGATTGGTCGAGTGTTAGGTCGAAGTTCCCGAGGAGTTAGGTATTGGATTGCTGAAGACGGCGAGAGTCGAAGTATTGATTATGCTAACTGGCGGTGTTTATTGGAAATGGCTGGATTCAAGAATAAACCGATAGAAACCTATCTGTAGAATTTGGATCTTATGACTGAAACACAACTGGAAAATATGGCAAAAGCCGGCAATATCCTTGCTGGTCAAACATTGAGGAAATATAAACAAGCTAAAGCACCCAAAAGAACCAACGGGAAGCCGCTTAAAACCGTCCCTGTGAAGCGGAAAGGGGACAAAGGTCCTAGTGGGTTGGAATTGTCTTTTGCTATGCAGGTTAAAGCTGCGGGGCTTCCTATGCCACTCTGGGGTAAGGATGAATTGATGTTTCATCCTAAGCGACGCTGGAGGTTTGATTTTGCATGGAAAGACCACAAGGTTGCCGTAGAGATCGAAGGTGGCACTTATAGCCATGGAAAGAAGCGAATGGATTCAGGGACAGGTAAGGCGGTTACTCAAAAATCGAGGCACTTAACGCCTACAGGTTTTCATGAGGATTGCATTAAGTATGGAGAGGCGGCAATTCTTGGTTGGTGCGTTCTTCGAGTGGATGCCAAAATGATTAAGGACGGTTCAGCCTTGGCAATGCTTGAGAGGGCGATTAAGGATAGAGTATCTGGTTGATGTCGAATGAATATCTAACGGGTATACTATTAATACCCGTTAGATACTTAATTGGTGTCTTCTTGAAAGAGTTCGTCAAGTTCAGATTCATCGACAATGCGTTCGTTTTTTACCAGCCAATTAACCAATAGCGCATATTCACCATCGTTCATTGTTCTGAAGCGAACACTGTCTGGGGTTGTTCGCCATGCCCAAATAGTGTTAACACTTGTCTTGTAACAAATGTCAGCCACGTCTTGCGCTTTAAGCTTGAAGTGTTTCTGAATGATCTTGAGTTTTTCGTTATTGGTCATTAAGTCGTTCCGTCAGTGTTTCGTAGAAAATAACACTCAGGCGGTACAAAGTACAGGTTAACGCTGAATGGCGGTCATTTTTCCACAATGCTGGCACTTACAACGCATTTTGTTGCGTGTCTTTTCTACGTTCTCTTGCATTTTTAGCCATTGCCAGTACAGGTTAGAGTTTTCATTAGCTAAAAGTTTTAAAACCCACATAGGGCTTAATAGCTCACCACATAAGCCACACTCTATCGTTTCATTAGACTCATCAATCGTAAAATCACCGTGTGGACACTTCAATCGTCTTCGATACGTCTGAGTCTCTTTAAAGATGGGCTTATCAGAAGGAGGCTGTTTTATTTTCTTAAACTTAACAATGTTGTCGTTATCTTCCATTTTGAGTTCCGTTGTTTGGTACCCTCATCTGTGAGGGCACCAGTCAATGAATGGTAGGGTTATCGGCAGGCGCAGGCTTCAGCTTCGCCGTTGTGAAGCGCTTTTCTGTTAAATTCAACTTCTGCTAACAGGTCCACTAACTCTTTATCTGAGTTCTGTTGATAGCCAAGGGCTTTGAGCAGGGAGCTTTTGAACATTTCTTGCTGTTCAGTCTCCATAGCGACAACGTTATGCCCTTTTGTGATTTCAGTGATCAGTGATGATGTGATTTCGATAAGGTATTCAGCTTCGTGCAAAGCATCATATAGCGCATGATGAAGAGGACCTTTGCGTTCTAGTGTGTATTTAGGGTCAATGCCAAGTAACAGTCGACCTAGCAAACAGGCGGTGCGTAGTGATTGATTGCCTCGGAAATACCAAGGTTGCTCAATGCCTGCTTCTTCATAAGCGTGTGACAGGATAACGTTGTCAAATTCTGGACCGTTCCCCATAACCTGAGCTTTAGTGCCCTCTGGTGTGTTTTCCTTAATGTAGTAAGCAATTTGATGGAGAGCTTCAGGAAGAGATAAGCGTTCTTCTTGCTTCTCTGCTGAAAATAGTTCCGCATACGCTTCTGGTGATTCAGTTTTTTGTTTTTCCCAGAAAGCCATTGTGCTGTTTGGTTGGTTGATGTCGTCTTTGATGCGGTTTTCTTGCCCCTCATCGCTGATCAACATGTAGGTTTGGTTGATGATTCGGCGCTGATATAAATCAACAGTTACAACGGCAGCTGAGAAGATGTGCGTATTCGGACCTGTAGAACCTGTTTCGATGTCGGTTACATGGATGACAGGGCTTGATTTGATGCTTTTTAGATATTCAAGTGTTGGTAAGATCATGTTTAACCTTGTTCGTCGTAGTTAACAGGGATGCGCCAAGGCATCCCTAAATGTTGGTTATGCTGCTTCAACTTCGCCAAATTGTTGGTCGAGTGCAGTTTGGAATTTATGAGCAAGTAGAAAGTCTTTGTTATCTACAGCCTTCTTAATTTTACTTTCTAGGCTTCTGGTGGCTTTTTCCCTAGAAACTCTAACGTTCAGATCTGCAGGTTTTTCTGTATATATTTCGAAGTTAGCTTTGTTGTAACGATCCCATTTACCAGAAAGAACCCACCACATGTTATTGATGTTGTACATTGCTCGACCATAAACCCAGCGTCCATGGTAGTTCCGAGTCCAGATCATTGAACCGTGCTCAATTTGGTGCCCATCTGCGGATTTAGCATTGTATTCGCAGATTCTTTGTAGGTTCGCGTTCCATATGTCGGAGCCATCACGGTGACAGCTTTCATCATAGTCTTGTTGCACAAGCTCTAAACCAGTATGTCGCTTAGGGAATAATGGACGAGCATTCTCCATAACGGCATAGTCGTGATATGTGGTTAGAAAGTTTATGATTTTGAGTTTGGTTGCTCTAAATCGACAAAGCTGGCGATAAGGCATTTTTGACTCTTTATCAAAAACATATCGACCGCCATTAGAGTTGTCGGCGGTATGGTCAGTTACGTTTTCCCAAAAATCTATATCCAATCCTGCACCACTTGCGGCAACCTCTATTTCTAGACCGTCTTTAATGCCTTTCCGGTGTTTCTCTGCAAACCTTTTAGCTCCACGAGAGCTTGAGCTGCGTTCAAGGTATGCGTAGTCATCATAAGGAACGTGGAAGCTCCATCCCTGTGATTTAAGGTAAGCGACCAGCCTTAAAACCAGTTGAGCCTTTAAAATTGGCTCAGCATCAAATCCGTTTTTGAAATCGCCAGTTTGATCATTAACTCTGATCGACGTATCACTAATGCCAATGGTACCTTTCCTGCGAATAGTCATAATCTTCTCCTGCTGGTGGCTGCGACCTTTGCCGCAGCCTGTTGTTCGTTAAGCGGCTTTAGGTTGTCGATTTAGGTCTGACCAGCAATCATGCTGTCGTTGCCATTGGTCTACTAACTTGTCCAGCTTGGAGTAGATTTGCTTCACAGCGGCTTCTCCGAATCCTTTCGATGCGTCACCGGCTTTGTCTTTAACGATGGCAAGTAGGCGGTGAGGTGGAATGTGAAGAACGCTGTATAGACTTTGGAATCCAGCGTTGTTTAGTACTTCAAGATGCTTAGGATCCAACTCAGCATCTTCTAGGTACGTTTCTTTAGCCCACTCCATACGTTCAATGAGGTGAGGGTGGGTGATCTCGATGCGGTTGATAATGAGTTCATGCAAAGCGTCATGAATGTCAGTTGGCCAACGGTCAGCTAAGTAATCGCATGGAGGGTAGAAAGGTTGTAGCCAGTCTGTCACGGAAACAGTGATATTTAGCCCGTGGTTGGTTTTAACCTCGTAATACCAGTCAAGGTCGTTAATGATTTTGATGGTTTTTGCTTCTGGTCGGAATGATAAACCATACTCAAACACATGGATGTAGCACTTCAATATGCCATCACTACCAACAAATACCTTATTGATAACGTCACCGTCTTTGTGCATTAATCGAGAGCGAGCTTCGTTTAGCTCTTCAGTAAGTTGCGTGTTGGCTTGGACCATGACGTTCTTCTTAGTCTCTGTGTCCACCAGCTGATTTTTAAGATCACGGATCTTGATGCGCTGCTCTTCTAATAGCTTTTGTTTTTCGTCGTTCTTTTTACGCTGGGCAGCTATACGGGCTTTCATTTGCTCAGGCTGCATATCTTGCAGGCGTTTAAGCTCTGCCAGTTTATCTTTTACATTGGCTTGAGTGAGTTTAGCTTGAGCTTTTTCTCGTTCCGCTTCTGCAGTGGCTTTTTTGGCTTCAAGTTCAAGCTCGTCAAGGTTAGAGCGAAGATCCGCTAGTGCTTTTTCTGTTTTGGATAAGCTCTCTTGCGTTTGTTCAAGCTCATCACAAAGCGAATTAAAGTCATCAACTTCAATGTTGTATTGCTCAATAACGATTTGCTCAATTTGATCAATCATGGTGATTGCAGCGTTTACAGATGTGTGAGCAAGACCTTCCGTTTTGTCTGCAGCAATGCCTAGCTGGTAACGAGCAGGGTTAAGAGCGGACTGTAGGGCAATCGCTACGGTGCTTTTCTCGGTTGTCATTCTACTTCTCCTTCAATTTTTAAACTCGGTAGTAATAAACGGGATGATGGCTTATGGCTGCATAGAGCTATTTAGGAAGCTCCAGATTTTGTCGATATAAACTTCGAGCTTCTGATCAATGCGCGTGAGCTTTGCTTGCAGCGACTTCTTGAGGCGCATAGAATAGGGAACTGGTTTACGCATAAGAAAACAGTGAGCAGCTAACAGGCGCTCTGAGCGTTCCATTCTGGATAACTGTTGATTGTCCATTGTTTGGGATCCTTCTTCCTGTGTGGTGTGTAGACTATGGCGTATCAATCTTTGGTCGGGGCGATACGCCAACCTTTCAAAATTTCGGCTTAATTCTTAGCTTGAATCTCTTTCCATCGGCTTTTTTGCCGGTCAGATTAAATTCACCATCAATTTCATCAGCCAACCTTTGGGCATCAGCGTGGAAATCTGCGAACTGGTGTCGCGTCAGGTTGTTTGCTGTATTTCCCTGAAAGTGCGCTGAAAGCACTATTACCTTGTGCTTCCCATCTCCGTTTGCATGTCTTTGTAGTGTTGTCATCAACATTTTCCTGTTGTCGATAGTTAGAAAATCTGGTGTTAACGTCACCGAGACAGTTAGCTCTCTTCGTGCTAACGACGCCAATATATATCTAAATCCTGTACAATGTACAGGATTTTTTTAAAAAGGTTGAGCCAGAGGTAAAAAGTCACTCAGCCGTTGGGACTCTTAATGCAGACACTTACAGTCAGTTTTTCCGAATCATCCGTTAAGCGAGCGCTAAAAACCGCCGAGGGTTACGAAATCAAAGTTTCGTCCAAGCCCACGGTATTGTTGCGTCCGCATAAAGGGTTAGAAACTGGCACTTGGTATCTGAGAAAAGGTAAGAAATATCACCCACTAGGTGGTTATCCGGCGGTTCCTGTATCACTGGTAAAAGAGCGTTTGCCTAGCATAGTGATGGAGTTAACGCTGAACCCTGAAGCGAATATCGAGATCAGCGGCTTCCAGAACGTTTCTGATCTGCTTGAGTGGTACTGCGATAGAGCGCAATCAGATCGTGAGTTATCTAAAAAGCGTAAAGCCACAGTGAAGTCCGTTATCAATAAGCACCTGATCCCTATGCTGGGTGATAAGCTGATTGATGAGTTGAACCATGCTTGCATAGACGATGCGCTTATCTGGCGCCTTCAAAGTAAATACTCCTTATCTAACGTCAGATTGATATTTTCCGCACTGAAAGCGGCATTTAAGCTTGCCTCCAAGCAAAACCGTATTAGTACCAATCCTTTGGCTGGTCTTCAGTTCACTGATTTCATTCAAAAACGCATCAATCCCAAGGATGCGCAAATCAGAGCGTCGGATATTCCAGCGGTACTTTCTTCGCTGGTGGATTGTCACTACAGCACCAGAATGCTGATTTTCATGATGTTGCTATTTGGTACCCGTATAGGCGAAACACGTCAGGCTAAGTGGTCCCATATAGACGGTGATTATTGGTACCTACCTGCAGAGCACACCAAAACGAAGCAGTCGCACCGCTTACCTTTGACTGAGCCAGTTAAAGCTTTGCTTGATGCTTACCGGAATGCTCAAAAATCCAAGGGTTACACAGGGCAATTTCTATTCCCTAACGATGATCGTAGTGGTCAATGTGTTCCTGCTAGTACCGCGAGTACTCAAATTAAGCGCATTTCAGCCAGTAATTGGACAGCGCACGACTTACGAAAAGTAGCGCGTACGGTCTGGGCTGATCTTGGTGTGGATTACATGGTGGGCGAAATGTTGTTGAACCATGCTCTTAGCAAGCTGGATAAGACTTATATCCATACTCACGTCGAACACAAGATGAAAGAAGCCCTTAGCGAGTACCACGACTGGCTAAAGAAACAGGGATTCCCGTTCTAATCTTCTCAAAAATTCCACTTAAAAATAAATAATCCTGTACAATGTACAGGTTTTTATTATATGGTGTTTCCACTTTCTAAAAAAGGAGTGTCGAAATGCTGTTAAACGAATTGAATATCCACCTGCTTTCTTTGCTGTCTGAGCATAAAACGGCGACAGGCTATGACCTGACAAAAATGATGAGCACTAGCCATGTATGGCGTGCGTCCCACCAAAAAATCTATCGCTCCCTGAATAAGCTCGCAGATGATGGTTTTCTGGCTTGCAAAGATGAGCCGCAGAAAGGTAAGCCCGATCGTAAGGTTTATTCGCTGACCAATGATGGAATTGCCAAGCTCAATGAGGCGGTAGAAAGCGCCATCCCTTCAATTAAGTCCCTGCACAGCATTCGTACTGTCATGTTGAACGTGGGTAATCAAAAGTATTTTGAAGAGCTATTGGAGCAGTTAAGAACTGAGATCCAAAAGACCGAGCAGCTCTTAGAAGAAACCGAACTCCCGTCAGAACGAATCTCAATGCAGCGTGAGATCTATATCAATCGCGCTGAAGAAAGCTATTGCGTAGAAGTCTTGGAGTACCTGCAAGACTCTAAGCGTATGGCTGCTTAATTACAGACCCTGACCAAAACCCTTTAAATCACACAAAGAAGGAAACCCAATGAGTATTTCACTGAATGCAGTTGCTCTACACCAGTTGGTTAAAAACGAACAAGACGAATTGACGGTTAACTACGGTAATCACCATCATCCAATCCAGCCTGCGTATGAAGCGCTAGTAGAAGAGCTTCATCGCGCTTATTCGGGTAAAACCAAGGGCTACGGACAATTTCAGTCGGATAGTGAGTTCAAGCAGTGGTTAATTGATTGCCGTAAAGGTAATGCTCCTTTCTATGAGTTCTCTAAGACAGGCGCAATCCGACTTAAAAATGAACTAAGCAAATACCCATTTGCTGATGAGGGCACACTTGTTTTTGCTCAGTATCAATCATTGGCAACTGATTACTTACTGGTGGGCTTAGTTTCATCTAACTCTGGTATGACCGTAATGGACAACCTAAGCCTAAGTGCTACGGCTTATCTGGATATTGCCAAGATGGATCTTGCCGCTGTAGTGGACCTGTCGACATTTGAAACGGATACAGAATCAAATCGCTACCTATCATTCATCAAAGGGCGTGTAGGTCGTAAGGTGTCAGACTTCTTCCTTGATTTTCTGCAGGCAGAAGTTGGCTTCGATGCAAAGCAACAAAACCAAGTTCTCATGCAGGCGGTTGAAGATTTCTGTGCGGATGCGAAGTTAGACCGCGAAGAAAAGATGTCCGTTAAGAAGCAAGTTCATGACTACTGCAATGGACAAAAGAAACTTGGTGAAGAAGTTTGCGTTAAAGAGCTGTCAGGTGAGCTGCCAGACTTCGGTGACGTAGGTTCGTTCGTTAATTACACCCAAGATCAGGGTTATGAACTAGAAGAAAGCTTTCCTGTAGATTCTGCCTGTGTTCGTAAGCTTACAAAGTTTGTTGGTGCTGGTGGCGGCATCAATCTTACCTTTGACGCGCTGTTGCTAGGCGAGCGTGTTTTCTATGATGCGGAAACCGACACTCTTACCATCAAGGGAACCCCGCCTAACCTTCGTGATCAGTTGTCTCGTCAAGGGGGTGCAAAATGACGCCTGAACAGTTTGATAATACTGGATTCACTGGAAACATGTATGCCATGCATGATGGAGAGCGGAAGTTTATCGTTTCATGCAGTTTCCCTGAGCGTTTGTTTGGCTTGCTTCCAGAAAAGCCGGCTGATGATGAAGAGTTTGACCCATGGGAGATTGAATGGGTTCGCTGTGAAAATGTCTCTGAAATCATTCGACCTCAAGTTGTTACCTTTGAAGAGAAAGAGGGTTCGAAATGATGGAGGCGCAAATAACAAGAGAAATTGGTTATTACTGGGTTCATTTTGGTCGTCACCTGAGAGATAAGGGACTAACTAATGAATGGTTAGTCTCATTTTGGAATGGTACTCGTTTTGTTGTTGGTTCTGATGAGTGGACAGACGATTGTTTTGATTCGCTAGATGAAACGCGCATAGTTCGCAATGATTTGTCTATGCAGACGAGTAGCGATGATTCATTGCTTCGCAACGTTCTTATTAATACTTCAGTGGAAGTTAAAACCCCTATTGAATACGGAATGACTTTAGCGGCTTACATGATTGCTGGTGCAGAAGTGTGGGCGTGGCATAAAGGCTATAAGCCTCTCGACAAGGAAGAGTGCCCACATCACCTCTACGGTTGGGAAGAATGTGGATTTCTTAAACATGCAGGTATAGCAGAGTCGACATCCGGTGATTTTAAGTCACCTTTGGAATTGATAAACGTTGTAAAACAAAATCAGGGTAAGAGGTCATAACCATGCACGATCCTATTTCTATCGACCAAATGGGCTTAGTTAATGCCATCAATGCAGAGTTATCGCGCCAATGTCCTAACATGCCTTTCTGCCCAAGCATCTTTAATACGGTTATCAAGGCGGCAAATTTAGTCGTGGATGAGTGCGGCAGGGAGCCTGTAAAAGTAAGGGATGGTATGTCTATCTCTGAATGGTTTGAATGTGACGATACTGGAACTAGCTCGAAGTACATGGCTTATGCCATTGACGGGGGCGCTACACGATTGCCGGTGCAAAGTTATTCATACCCTCATGACGCGGATGATTTCGGTCGCTGCCTTCGCATGGTCCGAGCGCTTGGATTTGAGAAGAAAGTGTTCCTGATGCTAACCACCGGTCATGAGTGGAGAGATATAGCTTCTCATTGGGACGAGCTGGTGGCTCATTATGACAACGAAAACTGGGAAGAGCTTTATAGCTTCTTGTCCGGCTTGGGCAATAGCTAAGGAGCTGGGACTATGCAAAACAAAGTCGGGGCAGAGTCAATCTGCCTCAACGATAAGCTTGAAGCCTTGATCGTCATACTTCGCAAAGGCAAATATGAGTTTGCGGATGAGAAAGTATGCCAAGAGTACTTAGAGGAGCACTTCTCTAATCTAGGGCTTCGATTTGAGCGTGAATATCGTTTATCTGATGGTCGTAGCATCATCGACTTCTTCTTTCCCAATTCTGGGATCGGTTTGGAAGTCAAAGCATCTAAGGCTTGGAACAAGATGGGCGTTTATCGTCAGTGTGAGCGCTACTGTCTGAATCCTGAAATTTCTGGATTGATATTGGCTACAGCGAGACCGCAAGGTTTGCCAGAACAAATTGAGGGTAAGCCAACGCGCTTTTATCACTTAGGGGAGAACGGGCTATGAGCAAACTCGTTATTAATCGAACCTTTGGAGCGTTGCGCCGTTCTGATACTCGTTGGGAGCTTGTGGATATCGAGCCTCATGTGGCAATACGCCTTAAACAGCTTTTCCCTAAGATCCCAAAGCATCAAGCGAAGTTGTTTTCGCTTCAGGACTCTCAAGAAGTGGCGGCAGATCTTCTTTGGTTTACTCAGAGGTATGCACTAAAAGCGTCTGATAAAGATATAAGGTACTTAAAAAAACGCAGTCGTGAATACCATAAGAAGCAGGAAGAGGCGCACTCTATTTTGCTTCCTGATTACACGCCTGCAGTACGCGCAGGATTAATGCCTAATCAGTCGCTTCGTGATTATCAATTGGTTGGGCTTGATCTGCTCGAATCGGTTAAGCGTCTTTTGGTTATTGATGATGTTGGTCTAGGTAAGACATACCTTGGTTTAGGGGTAGGTCTACTTCCTGATGCTTTGCCACTGGTAATTGTGGTGGAGCCGCACTTACAAGATCAGTGGTGTGAAAAAGCAGCTGAGTTTATCAACCTAGCGGTCCATAAAGCGAAAGGTAATAAGCCATACAAGCTGCCGCAAGCTGATATCTATGTTTTTAAGTACAGTCAGCTGTCGTCATGGGTAGATGTATTGTCCGCAGGATGGGTAAAAGCCATCGTATATGACGAAGTTCAACAGCTAAGACGTGGAGAGGAAAGCCAGCGAGGTATGGCGGCGTTTGTTATCAACCAGAACGTATCAATGGTTGTCGGTTTAACAGCAACGCTTATCTACAACTACGGCATTGAAGCTTTCAATATTAGCAACATGATTAAGCCAGAAGTGCTAGGTAGCCGTGATGAGTTCTTGCGTGAATGGTGTACTCGTGATTATGGAGTCGCCAACGATAAGGGGGTTGTGGCGGACCCTGATGCGCTTGGTTCGTACTTGAGAGAGTCAAGAGTGCTTATTCGTCGCACGAAGGCAGATGTTGGTCAGGTTGCTAAGCAGTTAGAGCCGCATATTGAGTGGGTGGCTCCAAACATGAAGAAAGTTGCTGATATGGAAGTGTTAGCCGAACAATTAGCGGTGAAAACCTTATCCGGCTCTTATGTTGAACGAGGACAAGCAGCACGAGACTTTGACCTCAAGATGCGCGAAATGACGGGCATAGCAAAGGCTCACAGTGTCGCTGCCTATGTACGAATGTTTATAGAGTCTGGAACCCCTGTCGTTCTATTTGGCTGGCATAGGGGCGTTTATGACATATGGGCTAAGGACCTCGCAGACCTTAATCCTCTGTTTTATACCGGCTCTGAGAGTCAAACCCAGAAGGAGCGAAACAAGAAAGCGTTCATCAATGGTGAGTCAGACCTTTTGATTATGAGTCTTCGTTCTGGGGCAGGTACTGACGGCATTCAGCATCGTTGTTCAACGGTCATCTTTGGTGAAGAGGATTGGAGTCCGCAGGTTATGACCCAGTGCATTGGTCGTTTGGACCGTGACGGGCAGGAAGACTCAGTGTTTGTGTTCCATGCGGTGACTCAATACGGCAGTGATCCGGAAATCCTCTCTATCTTGGGGGTGAAATCATCACAAGCCCGAGGCATTCAAGACCCTGGTTCTAAGGTGGTTGGTAAGCAGGTAGATACAGACCGTATCAAGAAGCTTGCAGAGAACTATTTGGCAAGCCGTGGTGTGAAAGTGCCAGAGAAAGCGAAATCGCTCAACGATGCAGACGTAGAGCTGCTTAGAGAAGTTATTTAGGTGCTAAGGATATGGAAAAACTATTGAATAACAAGCCAGAAGTGGCGTTGAAACAAGTGGCAGCAGCACTGAGAGAAACAAGAAAAGGTTCTGACCGTGCAGTTAAGGAAGATGGCGAAGTTTTGGGTTATTGGCAGACTCCAGAGTTTATCGAGTACCTGTTAGAGCTGGCTGATGAATGTGATCGTGTATCGGTTAATTCTTTGGAAGAGGGAGAGGTTGAAAATGGGCAAGTGCATTTTTCAATGGATGGGTTTCGAACTCAGCTAAGTGAGGATGTAAAAGAGTTGCGCGATCTGGTTGTTTCGGTTGTTAAAGATGAATGGTTTGAAAAAGACGATCTGACAAGCAAGATGAATGACGTGATTTGTAAAAGCAATGGGTTCAATTGTGTGTCGCTAAATGGTTGTGACAGCTTTTCTAACTTATCCAGTATTGAAGTTGAGTTAATTGATTTGGAGGGTTGTTAACTATGAAAGAAACATACCTTCCATTTACTGCCGATATGGTTAATGCGTTGTTGGACGGGCGAAAGTTAGTTACTCGTCGTCCCTTAGTTATCCCTGATGGCTGGGAGCTTCATGACCGCAAACCATCAAAAATCACCAGTTCTCATCCTAAAAAGGGCAAGTGGGGCGCGTTAATACGTCGAGGGGTAGGGGCTGATTTCCCTCAGTCAGATCTTGTTACTGCTCCCTGCTTTGTTGGTGATCTAGTTTGGGTTCGTGAAACGTGGGGCGTTGTGAATCACTCATTTGATGAAGACGGCAATATGGTTGAATGGACGCCAGATAGACCAGCTTTACCAGTAAGAGAGCTGAAGTACGGCAAGGGCTATTACACAGGGAACGTAATTTATCGTGCTGATGGTGAAATGCGCTGGTGTGATGATTTTGAAGAAGAAATATCAGCATGGCACCCGTCAATTCACATGCCAAAAGCAGCAAGTAGAATCACATTAAAGGTAACGGATGTCCGTATTGAACAGGTTCAGGATATTACTGAAGCACAAGCTGTTCTTGAGGGGATGCCAACTGATGAAGAATGTCAGCGTATGGCTGTTGAATCTGGCTTGAGTTGGTACCAAAAGCCGGTTACGTGGTTCAAAAATCTATGGAATGGCATTTATAGCGATTGGGATGCTAACCCGTATGTTTGGGTAATAGAGTTCGAGGTCATCAACAAGAACATATCATTGGTTGTTGAAGAGCTAAAACAACAGGAGAGTGCAGCATGAGAAACTTCTTTGCAGAAATAATGAAGCTGGTTACACGTCCTGATTTTCGTTCAAGTAGTGTTGTTACTCAGGCGATGCATGAAGAGTTTGCTGATGCTCAGCTGCTAATAGGCGCTCAAGCCCAGATGGCAGAAAAACTCAACCAGTACCGTCAAAAAGGGCGGTATGGCTGGTGGAATGAAGAGGTTTGCTCTATCGACGAGCTGTATTCTTACCGACGAAAGGCGCTTGATGATAATGACCATATCAGTGTTTTGACATTTACCAGCATGATTGCAGCTAGAGAAGCGAATGTAGAATATCTGAAAAATCAGCATAAATAAGGGGACTTGATGTGTAAAAAAAATAGCTCTCAGTGGCGTGAAGCGGTTCTTATTTGCGTAAAGAAACATAGAAACTCTGAGGGAAGCCTTGAGTTTGAAGAGTTAAAAATAAATCGAAAACAAGTTCTGCCTGAATATGAAAGAATTTGGGAAGTAAGCAAGCCAACGGAGCTATACCATCAAAGGATAATCGAGCTTTTATGTGACGGGTTTGTAGTCCTAAAGGTAGTTGGCTAATAGTTGCTCACTAAATGACTGATTTATATTAATAAAGAATTGAATTCAGATTTTAAATAGGCTTGATCTATTGCTTCTGAGTTCAGTTCTGAAAAATATTCTAGGTAAAGCTGCTCTATTAGTGGATGGTAGCTAGGATTCGCACACCCATAAAATGTATCAAGTAGATTATAGGCTTCGGCTTCAATGATAATTTGATTGGCACTTGTGACAGTGTGACACATAGATACAAAGAGAGCCTCCATGTCCTGTGGTGTCTCAGATTCTTCTATTCTAATAAAGGCTAAACGTAGTTCAGAATCTAGTTCATAGAGAGCGGCGCCTATCGTCATGGTTCCTCCTAGTCTTATATAAACGCAGCGCATATTACACCAAGCCAGCATTAAGCTGGTTTTTTTATGCCTAAATTTCACCAGAAAAGCCAGATAAAAAATGAGACTGGCGCGTAATCTCTGTTTTGCTTCTTATTTCCTCAAACCCTTACGTGGCGTGGCTTTGCATAGCCTGAGTGAATCTGTTGTGTAGGAGGATTCACGCTCTAGTCCGCCGCAGGTCAATAAAAACGTGTTGATGCGATAAATCCCCCGTCGAAACAAACTACAGGCTCAGCTAACGCTGTCTTTTTGTTAATAAATCGGAGGGCTTATGCCTGAATCAATCAATCTATTCACGATGGGCGCTACTGCTCTGACTGGTATCGGTATGAAGTTGGTGTTTTTGTGCCTTGCTTTGGTTGTTATGACCATGATGCGCAAGGTTATTTTTGGTGATGACGGGGTGAAAAATGACTGGATTGCGCAAGCTAAAGAAAAGGGTGATTTCCGCTCTGTTGCTATTTACCAGTGCGTTATGTTCGGTAGTACCTGTTTCCTCCTTGGCAGCGTCCTTTCCTGACAAATATGACGCTCAGATCAAGAAGTCAGCTAAACGCTGGCTTCCTGCTTATGAGGCGGTCTATGGGATGGAGATTTTAAAGGCTCAACTGTATCAGGAGAGCCTTCTTGATCCGCAGGCTGTCAGTTATGTCGGGGCGGCAGGATTGGGGCAGTTTATGCCTGCAACATGGGCTGAGGTGTCGGGGCAGCTTGGTTTTAATGGTGTGTCGGTGCATAGCCCAGAGCACAACATTGAAGCCGCTGCTTACTACATGGCAGGCAGGTTGAATGTATGGCAGTCCCCCCGTCCAATGTCGGACCGCTTATCGCTCGCATGGGCTTGTTACAACGCAGGGTGTGGCTGGATCCTCAAGGCTCAAAAGCTTTGTGGTAATCCCGCTCCTTACAAAGACATTATCCGGTGTCTTCCGCAGGTAACAGGGCATCACTCGAAAGAGACAAAGACCTATGTTGAGCGTATCTGGCGGTATTGGATGCAGATGAGGATGCTCAAATGAACCCTGTGTATGCCGCAGGTGGTCTCATTGGGGCTTTGTTACTGGGCGTCGTAGGCGTCCAGTACATCACCATCAATGGCTTAGAGACCACGATAGAAGCCAAAACGCAAGAGAATGCCAAGCTGGCGCAGACTAACGCCCAGTTTAAGCAGGAATTGCAACAGTCCAACGAGCAAATCACTCAGATGAAGCAAGCGCGAGACCTTGAGCGGAAGATTTCTGCAGAGCGTGAGCGTGAACTTTCTAAGAGTAACAGCGAGTTAGGACGGAAACTCGCTCAACTTGAGGAGGAGAGTGCCAATGAGGGGGAAGAGTCTGCGTGTTTGCGTACTCGGATGCCTGACAGCGTTATCCGGTTGCTCGGCGGTACCGCCAAAGACAGTGACGGTCATTAAAACCGTTGTAGAGAAACAATATCCACCGCCAGAGTGGCTGAAAGACTGCCCTGATGCCCAGCTGAAGGGAGAAAGCTTTAAAGATGCCATCGTTCAAAGTGCTGAACGTGAAGCTGTCATTAAAGCCTGTAACGTTGATAAACAGTCGCTTCGTGAATGGGTAGAGGACGAGGGTTCACAGGATGGCGTTGACTGAACTTAAAGACTACCTAGTGCCCGTGATCACTGCCGTTCTTGGGGCTGGTTTTTGGGACTTTATGAAGAAACGGCAGGAAAAGCCGCTTGATGAAGCCAAAGCCGCCACCGAAGAGAAACGGGCTGATGAGGTCATGATTCAAGGGGCTACGTCTGTTGTGGAGTTACAGCAAAAGGTTATGAAGCAGTTGCAGGAAGACCTTGATAGACGTGTTAAGGCTATTGAGGACCTGTATTCAAAGCAGTTGGAAAGTGAGCGCAGAGAATGGGAGCGAGAGCGCAGTAAGTTGGAAAACCAAGTTACTGAAATGTCTCAGCGATTAGGGAAATTGGAGGAGATAAACAAGAGGTTACTTCAAGAAAATGAATTACTAGCAAAGTGCGATCACTGTATTGCTGAAGCAGCGGCAGCACAGTAGTAGAGGTTAGCTATGGCTAGAAAGCCCACCTACGATTGGTCGAGTCTACTGGCGCTGTTGTTTCAGCGCCAGAAGGATGACCCTAAGTACAAAAATAAAGACTTCGCAGAAGATGAAGGGGTTCCGCTCGGATCTCTTACCCGTGCGATTACCCAATACCGGAAAGGCAAGATTGAAGTATCCGATCATGCGCCGATTGACCACGATAGTGATCGTAAAAACGATCTTAATAATGATCGTTTAAGTGATCGTAATACCAACAAAAGCACATCAAAAAAAGGCGGTAAAACCAATAACAAACAAAGGGTTAATGGTAATAATGATCACTCTGACGGGCAGCGCGCGCGCAATAGTGATCGATCGTTTTCTCAGGCTGGTGCAAAACGAAATAGAGGTGGTCAGGCTGGTAATTCGAATGCTCGTAAACACGGGCTGTACGCTCAACACCTAACCGATGAAATGGCAGAAGCCTATGAGGCGGCATTCTCTGCAGCTGGCGGCATTGATCATGAGTTAGCGTTGGCTCGTGCCAAGTTGGCAGAAGCTTTCCGATTGAAAGGGGAGCAAGAGTACATTGAGAAGCGAATTGCTGAAGACCAAGCAAGAAGAGCCGAAGAAGCAGCGAATGAGCCTCCACCTGTTGTTGGTCCTGATGAAGAAGGGCTTCCTAACTTTCAAAAGCCGGATTACTTCAACCATGCTGCAATGCGTGCAGAAGTCTTTGAAGACAACATAGGTCCACTTGGTACCACGATAAAAATGAAACGTGTGGATTGGGATGCTGTCATTGACCGCTGGATGGGGCGCGTTGCCAACTTGGAGTCACTGCGTCAAAAGCTGCTTCAAGGCAGCACATTAACGTATAGCGAGCAATTGGCTATCAAGTCGACAGTCTTTAATCAGTTGGCTAATGAAGAGATAGATGCTTTAACCGCTGGGCACATGCTCAGTGCGAATGGGTTAGATATTCCGCCTAACCTACTGGCTCAGATCCGCTTTGAGCTTGGTGAAGGTGATGACGACGATTCAGAACTGCCAACGGGTGCAGTTACACCTCAATTGGTGGAAGAGCGCGAGAAACAATTGCAGCTCGGCAACCAGCAAAGCTCTGAAGAGTTTTTAGCGGCACGTATGGCTGAGTTGGAAGCGTTAAACGCTGAGGACCGTCATGGCAGCTAGAAACCGAAGCCGCAAAAAGCATAAGCACGCCGCTATTACGCTGGATCCTCGTTATCTGGATTTTGCAGCGAGCTACCGAAGTCGACCGTTGGCTTTCATCTACGACATTATCGGGATGGAACCATCGTTTCAGCAAATTGAAGTCATTAACGCCCTGACTCCGGTCGGGGCGCGTGTGTCTGTTGCTTCTGGTCACGGTACGGGTAAGTCTCACCTAACCGCAGCTTTGTGTCTTCATTTCATCATTACACACCCAGAATCTCTGTGTATGTTGACGGCAAACTCCTTAGATCAGGTAACTAACGTTGTCTTCTCATACATTAAGCGCCTTTGGGTGAAGATCTGCCAGCGTCAGCCGTGGTTGGAGCAGTACTTCGTCATTACAGCTAAGTCTTTCTATGCGAAAGGCTACAAGGGCGTATGGCAAATTTTCGGGAAAACATGTTCAAAAGGCAATGAGGAAGGCTTAGCCGGTCAGCACCGTAGGGATTACATGGTGGTGGTCGATGAAGCGTCTGGTGTATCCGATCGAGCGTTTGAAGTGCTTCGTGGTGCATTGACCGAAGACAACAACAAAATGCTACTCATTAGCCAGTTTACGCGCCCAACTGGTCACTTTGCTGATTCACAAATGGAATTGGCAGAGCAAGGGTTGTACACGGCTATCACGCTTAATAGTGAAATGAGTCCGTTTGTTAACCTCAAGTTTATCCGAGAAAAACGTATCGAATACGGGGGTGTGAGTAGCCCTGAGTATGGCATTCGTGTTCTTGGTGTGTGTCCTGATGATGCAAGTGGCTTCCTGATCTCCCGTAGCATGGTCGATAAAGGCTTTGAGGCGGTTATTGAGTTTGTTGATGAGTGGGGATGGGTGGCTGTTGCCGACGTTGCAGGCGGTGAAGGTCGAGATAGCTCAGTGCTCAAGATCGGTAAGGTTTGTGGCTTTGGTAGTGAGCGACAGGTAGAGGTCGTTAAGGCTATCGAAGCACCTGCAGATATGGATGGGGTTCAATTTGCTCGCTTTATCCATCAAGAAACATCTGGCTACACCAATATCACTGTTGGTATTGATGCGGACGGGTACGGTCTGACAACTGCTCAAGAGTGTGAAAAGCTTGGTGTGAATGTTACTCGCATCCACTGGGGTAGACCTCCACATGCTAACTCAGTGAAACAGCGATTCCCGAAAGAAAAAGACTATGCGTGTGTCATGGTCAAGGAAGCGTTGAATACTGGTCGCTTGAAGCTGCATAAAGGTGAGACGAAACAGTTTGAGAAGAAACTGCAGAAGCAATTCGTCAAGATCCCGTATGAGTTTGATGAGTTGGGACGTTGGCGCCTGTTCTCTAAGAAGCAGCTGCGTAGTGAGGGCATTAAGTCTCCTGATATTTTCGACGCAACAGCATTCTTCTGGTTGGTGGATTACATTCCTGCCGGCGAGCAAAGCGACGGTCAATCTGATAGTGCACTGGCTAACGCAATGGCATTGCTGGGAGAGGAAGAATCAAGCCCAGCAGATCAGGCAGTGGCTGCAATTGAAAGCGGTGGTGTGGTTGAGTGTCTTGCTGAAGATTACCCCGAGGTTAGAGCTGCGATACAGTCAGCATGTGGTGATTGGATAGAGGACGGCTTGGAGGAGTACGCTCAAGTTGGCTTGATGGAAATCGAGCGATTGGATGAGTTCTTCAAGTTTTATAAGCGAGCATAAGCGGTTATCCCCAAATTAAGGGGATAACCCTGTGTAAAAAATACTCATGCTAACTACACAGGAACAATGGTCCTAATCGTTTAAATTACGGGCAATGGCTGCGCCATTGTGTGGCTTAGTAAGGCGGCGAGGATAACAAGAAAATGTTGTAGTACCAGCGCATAAGCGTCCGTACTATCGTTTGTGAAAGCTTCCTTCTTTCAACTCGGTGTAAGACAAAGCCCGCTCTTGTGAGTGGGCTTTCTTATATCCAACATTTTTTTGTTGTGGTTGGCTGCGTAGTGACCGCACTAAGATGAACGGGCATTGTTTGCAATGGCGTAGCTTCCCTTAGCTGCACACGGGGGTTCGGTAAGTGGTGTTTACACTGGCTGTCGTCCCCCAACCTCATGCCAAGAGCGAGCATTGCTATCCCAATGTATAGATTGCACTGCCAGTAGGGTATTAGGGTAGCCTCGCAAGGATGCGGGGCATTTTTTTAGCTTCCTAATTGCTAAAAGCACGTTTTAGCAATAAGAAATCCCCCGTCATTTCTCACATTTCCCTATCTTTCCCTTGATTGATTTACACAATCTTATTATATTCTCGTTATAGCAATTAGATTTGTAACCCCGACCAAAGGAAAAAATCATGAAAATCGAACAAAGCACAGCGATTAAGTTGCGCATTACTGAGGTTGAATCCCTCGACCCAATCACTGTTTTTTTAGAAGACTATGAAATTGGCAAAGGAAAGATTGTCATTGAATGCTACGGTAAGTCTTGGTCTTCATTCTGGGGCGCTATGGGTGGAAGAACTATTGCGCAGTTCTTCTGCAGCTGCGATGAGGGCTACCTGATCTCTAACCTGTGCGGAGCATTAAGTAGTGAAGAGCCTGATTATGACGCTTTCTTACCCTTAGCTAGAGAGCACATATTAGGTCGCCGTCGCATGAATCTTATCGGCTCTAGCTTAGCTCGTGCGCTTTACGATATTGAAGATTGGGAAGAATACGCACCAGAACATAGCTATGACACTTATAAATGCACTGATTTTGAAAGCGAAGAAGAGTTTGAGTATTTGGACTTTGGTTCAATTACTGTCCCAACGCGAGTCCCTCACAAATACGCCTACATGGTCCGCATTATTGAAGCGGTACAAGCAGCTTTAACAGAGTCTGGTTTGGCAATAGAACAAGCGGCGTAACGTAAATAACCGAAAGCATGATCAAGTGCAGGTAATTTCGACTTCCTGCACTGTGAGGGATAAAAATGAAACAAGTTGACCCAATTAAAGATCTGGATGACGTGAGAGCCATCTATAACCGCTTGAAAAAGTGGGGAAACCATCGTGAAGCTGAGTTAGTTATGCTTGGCTGTAACGTGGCGCTGCGTATTAGTGACCTACTGAAACTGAGGTTTGATGACATCAAGACAATGCAGCTTGAAGGTGAAGACATTGGTTACGTAGAGCTGGAAGAGAAAAAGACTGGTAAACCCAAGCGTCTTACTCTCAATCGTACAGCTATGCAGTGCGTGGAACGCCTCAAGTCCAATCATCCAGAAGCTATTTATCTATTCCAAGCTACAGGGAATCGCGTTAAGGGCGATCCTAAGCCCGTTAGTCGTCAATGGATATCTACCAAGCTGATTGATGTAAAAGATAGTCTAGGGCTTGATTACAGCTTAAATACCCACTCACTGCGCAAGACCTTTGGTTATCACGCATATAAGCGTGGTACCGATATCAACGTATTGCAAAAGCTGTTTAATCACTCAAGCGTGACAGAGACGTTTAAATACATCGGTATCACAGATGAGCGTGTGCGTGATGTTTACCTAAGTATTGAAATTGGTTTGTAAGGAGGCATGGATGTCAGATTTAAGCGAAGACACTAAGGCACACCTTCACAGCCAGTTAGTTAAGCTTGGTGACATGATGGGCGATGGTCTTCATCATGAGCCAGATGGTAAGTGGATTGAGAGAGAATATCGTCAGGTGTTGAAAGCACTTGGTTTGCTTCCGAAGGTAAAGCGTCGTTCTAACGTAGATGCAATCAACGAGGCAATGGCTCGCAGAGTTACTGATGTTCGTTGTGGCTCATGTGGAGGTCAGTTAAAGCAAACGCGCTCAGGCTCTAAAAGAGCAAAATGTGAGGGTTGCGGCTCTCGTTGGCAGTTATTGAAGTGATTGGCGGTGATGTCATGAAAGGAAATGTATATACACATGTAGTAGCTGAAGAAGCTGAGCGCGGGATCACCATTAGAACCAGTGATTTTCCGTCTTTCGGGCGTACTACGATTCAAGCGGCAATGTCTTCTACGATGAGCAAAGTTACTCAAGCTATGGCGGTGCCAGAAAGCTATTTGGGAACAAGAGAGCCTGATAGTGCTATTTACTCGGCATACGCTGATCTGCAGTTGGCTAAGCGAATATTGCATGGAAAGTCTGACCAAGGCTCTGAGGGCGATATTCATGTGACCTTTAACACAGCCCAAGACTCTCGATTTACTGTTGATGATCTGCAAATGTTCCAGTTGGATATGACTTCATTGAGAGAGGAATATCATAAAACAGAAGCGGCTAGGTTTATATCGTGGCTCTTTGAATGCCTTGCTGGGCTTGGTGTTGCGTCTGTAGATAGTGCTCGTCAGCAAGGGTATAAGTTTCTCATTCTGGATAACCAGCAAACACACCTTAGACCATGGGATCGATCGGTTGAGAGGTTGGTCGTTATTTTATCCCCTAAAGGAGACAAAGTGGCGGCACGCTCAATCTCTCCTCAAGCTCTCAATGTGTTAGGTAGTGTTTTTGAGGAAGCAGTCTCTGAACTTGCAGGGCGAACAAAATAGAATATTAAAGGCGGGATTATCTCGCCTTTTTGTTAGGGGTAAATATGAAAGGTTTGCGGTATCAAAAAAGAATTAAAGTATTGCCTTTTCTTTGGGTGAATATATCCAAGTCTAATTTTTCAATAACGATAGGAAACCGATTTATTAAATTTAATATTGGTCGTCGTGGTCTTTGGTTTAGCGGCTCTTTAGTTGGTACAGGGTTGTCATTTAGGAAGAAAGTGCCGCTGAATACCAATAAGGACAAGGCGTGAAAAAAGATAAAAGAAATAAACGCTCAGCTCAAAAGAAAAAGCAAAGAGCCATAACTAAGCAGCGTGAAGGTGAAGTAAAAGCGCGTGAGGTGCGTCAGCAAGTTGAAGCGTTATTGACCCAAGGTAATCCTACTGAAGAAGCTGAGACGCAGGATCTTTACGGTGATAAACTGCTCTGGTACATAGGGCGATGTTTGCATAATGATGCGTTCCCGCCGTGGGTGATTGGAAAGCTGTTAGGCGGTTTGCATTGGAGCAAAGTGAATCAGCTATTGGATGAGCAGTCGCTGCAGTTACCCAAAGAGGTAGGTAAGCGAAGAGCCGTTACTGATAAAGGGCAACCATATCATGCTGGGTTAAGTGGCTCAGGATTAACATGGAAGCTCTCTTTAGTGCGATTCTTATCGGATAAATATCAATTGCCTCTCAATTTACCCTCTAGTTGCGAGATTAATCAGGCAAGCCTTGCACTATCAGGGCGTTAAAGCCAAATTGAGCACCTATTAAGTATATAAATAACACCGAGTAAGTATTAGATTGATACTTAAAGCAAAGAAAGGATCTTGTATGTCAGTTAAGCAAGCACAGAAGAACAAGCGCCGTCAGGCGAGGAAGAAAGCAAAGGCAACGCATAAAACGCCCGTTTCCCATTCGCCAGCACCGGCAAAAAATATCATTGATGGCGTTAAGCCTTTATTGATTGAGTACATTCAAAGTGAACAGCAATATTTGGATGTCTTTAAGTCGCTGGAACGTGGTCAGGTGTACCTAGTGGCAACAGAGGGACCAGACACTAAACACATGGTGCTGTCAGAAGATGAGTATCTAAGCTTAATGCCAACAGAGGATAGAGCGGCACTGGCTGCGCATTTTGCTTTAGTGACGAATGAAAAAGTTGTTGGTTACACCGAAGACGATACCGGCTTCATGACGTACTGTTTAACGGACGATGAAGTACTCTAACCACTGATATTTTTGTATAGATGCTCGCTAAATGGCGGCGGTGAATAATGAGCATGTTCACTTAACTCTTAGGAGCATCTATGAAAACCTTCCTCGCCTCACTAAAGGCAAAACTCAGCCAATGCTGGTACTTCGTTCGTTACACTGACAAACTGCCATCGTGGCAAGCAGGTAACGCCCGTCTATTTATTATCACCCTTCGTAAAGGTAAAGAGCATGATATCGGCTTGCTTGAGCATGAAAAGTGCCATGTAAAGCAATGGTGGATGCTGTTTTTACCACTGTCAGTCGTTGGCTGGACAGGGCTGCATTTCTTCTATGCCGATCCTGTTTTGATGATCGCCAGCACTGTGATTGCCGGATTAGCCCCCGCTCTTCATGTTTTGCTGTATCTGTTGGTGCGCCCTTATCGCCAGTGGGCTGAGGTGCAGGCATACCGAGTGCAGATCGCAAAAGGCAACTACAGAGACAATAGCTTTGCCATTCGGGCACTCTTGAATCCCAAATACAAGCTCAAGCTAACCGAGACCCAAGCGGCAGAATTGCTCGGGCTTTGACAACAAAGTTGTGTTGTACGGATAGGCGGTCAATCCGCCTATATTGGCTAAGATATCGTCAATATAGGGAATCACGATGAGTATACTTCAGGTCATTTCATTCTGTCTGATGTCATGGTTTTTCATGACATTGAGCGTCTATTTGTGTGTGGGTTTGTTTGGCAACAAAGAACAAGTGAAGTCGTTCCAGCTGTTTAAAGAGTTCAGTCTTTCTTATTTGCTGGTCATGGCATTGGCTTTATTTCTCATTCCCGACAAGGAGCCATTAAAGCAATTATTATGGAGTGTTGATTTAGGCTATGACTTAATATCAAGCCTGTCAGTGTTTCTCATGTTGTTTTATTCCATTTCAAAGATTGTCGGTTATTGGTTTGTGTCTCAGCCTGTCATTAATAATATTCCACTTCGTTCTGGTGAAGCCTTTTTGTTATTTCGGAAAGGGAACAATGAGAAGCAATATTTATCCATTGATGTGCGTGATATGGCGTCGGTATTACGTGCTAAACGGGCGTTACTGGCAGAAATACAAGACAGTGAAACCGTTCTCGATGCCACATGCCGGATTCAAGATCAGTACGAACAGGGCGGTTATGATTTGGTGATCGTCAATACCATGGGGGCGGGGTATGCCTTACGGGAGACATTGAAAACCCATTTGAGCCGTATTCCGGTTGTGGGGGCATTGCCGTCTGGTCCCGTGTCCGATTACCATGTTTTACCTGCCTAACTAACCAAGATCATCAATAAGCCGCCTTCGGGCGGTTTTTTATTGCCACTAAGAAACACCCAAACAAAACTTAATATTTAAAGTGTTACCGTGTCACTTTGTGAGCGGTCAAAAAACACCCGCCTAGCTCTCAATTTCTGAGAACTGTCATTCTCAGAAATTGACAATTATCCCGCTTTCCATCAATATGATTGCATATCCATCACTACACGTTGCCAGCATGATAGAAAATCAACTCTCCCTGTTGGGGGATTTTTCCGGCGTCAGACCGGACGATGTGAGAACCGCGATCCAAGCGGCACAGAAGAAAGGGATCAACGTTGCCGAGAACGAACAATTCAAGGCAGCGTTCGAGCACCTGCTTAATGAGTTCAAGAAAAGGGAAGAGCGCTATTCGCCTAATACCTTGCGTCGATTGGAAAGTGCGTGGACTTGCTTTGTGGATTGGTGCTTGGCAAATCATCGACATTCTTTGCCTGCCACACCGGATACCGTCGAAGCGTTTTTTATTGAGCGAGCTGAACAGTTGCACCGCAATACGTTGTCGGTGTATCGCTGGGCTATCTCCCGTGTTCACCGTGTCGCCGGCTGTCCCGATCCCTGCCTTGATATTTATGTAGAAGACCGACTCAAAGCCATATCTCGAAAGAAAGTGAGGGAGGGTGAGGTCGTTAAGCAGGCTTCACCATTTAACGAGCAGCATTTACTGAAACTCACCTCGCTCTGGTACCGAAGCGATAAGCTGTTGCTGCGTCGTAACTTGGCGTTGTTGGCGGTTGCGTATGAGTCCATGTTACGGGCGTCTGAGCTGGCAAATATTCGAGTTAGTGACATGGAATTAGCAGGGGATGGTACCGCAGTGTTAACCATTCCTATCACCAAGACAAACCATAGCGGCGAGCCGGACACCTGCATTCTCAGTCAGGATGTGGTTAGTTTGCTTATGGATTACACCGAAGCTGGCAAGCTGGATATGAGTGGTGATGGCTTCTTGTTTGTGGGTGTATCAAAGCACAATACCTGCATCAAGCCGAAGAAAGACAAAGATACTGAAGAGCTACTGCACAAAGCCATTACAACCAAAACGGTTGAGGGTGTGTTCTATTCAGCATGGCAAGCGCTGGACCTAGAACGTCAGGGTGTAAAGCCGTTTACTGCTCACAGTGCGCGTGTAGGTGCAGCACAAGACCTACTCAAAAAGGGCTATAACACGTTACAGATCCAACAGTCTGGACGATGGTCTAGCGGTACCATGGTTGCTAGATATGGTAGGGCAATATTAGCGCGTGATGGTGCAATGGCTCATAGTCGAGTAAAAACACGCTCAGCCCCTATGAATTGGGGAGGTGGAGGCGGATAGAAGATATTAAACTAATATTTAAATAGTGTTAGATAGGTATCTAACTAATACTTAATAAGTGCTATATTTAATGTAAATCAATACAAGGATTAGGGATTATGAACGCTACTTTTGAAGAGTCTATGTTGAATGATTGCTTGGTACAGCTGCAGGAGCAGTTTCCAAAATACAGCAAGCTTGATCAGATGAAGATTTTAGAGTCTATTCGCTCATTGGTCGTAGAGCCAAAGACGATTACTAAGGCTCGTCCACTTGAGGATGTTCTAGCAGATATACGCGAGGCTATCGAAGATGGCGGTCGCGCAAGAACATTTTTTACAACCGCTTTTTCTAACTGGTACCGTAGAACGGAAACACCGCGAATAGCTCACCTGCATGATTACGTCAATCTTGACTATAAAAATCGTCATTTGTTTCAAGAAATGATGGGGCTGCGTGATTCAGGTCGCTTTGATGATGAAGCGCTTTACCAGTTTGAACAGTACTGCTTGTCATTTATGGATAACAATTAGGATCACCGAGGAAGCTATGAAACATAAGTTTGAAGGTTTTATTTTAGAGATCGTTGAAGAGTCCCCAGACACACCTATGGGGTTAACTATCGAAGGGAGTGCCGGTTTCACAATAGAGCTGCCTAAGTCCGGAGCGTTTCATCATTATCCGCTTAACGAAGGTGGTGTGAATGTGGTGATGTTCAAAATGGACAACTCTACTAAAACCCCGCCTGAGATTTCATTTCAGCTGACAGATGTTGAGCTGGAAGAGCTTAAAAGGGTGAGTATTTTGCCTGTGCTTGGCTAAAGGAGAGCCTTATGAGTATCACTATTTTTGGCACCGTTCTGGTGCCCAAATCAATGACTGAAGATGAGGCGCAAGCACTTCAGCGTGAAATATCCGAGCGTGATGAGTTTAATGCTATTCGAGTGCAAAGGGATGTGACCCGCAAGGCTTATTTCCTATTCGAAGGTGAGCGCACGATTGAGTCGAAAGGACTTGAGCGACCAAACGTGATGTTTGGTGCTTGGTGTGATACCGGCGGCGGTCCGTTTTTCTATGAGCCAGCTTATAAGCCAATAGCGTACTGGCTAAAGGATGTGGGTTTTAATGTATTGAGCTTCCCGAGTAAGGGTAGATCAGTTTATGAGGATGATTATGAGTGATAACACGATTCAGCTTGCCAATGTCTCAGTGGCTCTGAAGAAGCAACTGCCGTCAATTGAAAATGAGTTTGACCCGCTTGAGCTGGAAGTTGAAGAGCGCGACGGCATTGTTGTTGACTACATCATTAACAAAGCGGGAAATGGCTATGTTTTGGTTATTGATGATCGAGATCTGACGCCTGAGCTAGTGACGTTAGAGTTTGAGTCTGGTGATGCCATTATTGCTTACTTTGAAAAAGGTCAACGTAAGCCTATGGTGCTTGATTCAGTCGAAAATTAAAGGAGGTTAAAAGGGAATGACTCTTAAAAGTACATTGAGGCTGAGACCTGTAAATAAGCAAGCTGCTTTGGTTGTTCAAAAAGCGCCTGAGCATTCCACTTTTAACATAAAAAACAGAGATAAACTGGTCGATGTTGAGTTTTGGGAGGCTCCTAGAAAACACCAACCGATACCTGATGACTCCGCTTTTACAGATCTAACGGGTTCTATTGTCGGTAGATTAAAGGTTATTGGGTATCTGGGGAAAGGGGTTTGGCAATGTCGTTGTGTATGTGGCAGATACTGTAAGAGAACCAAAAAATTTATAGAGCAAGTACTGAACGGTCGAGAGTCCACAGAATCTATGTGCCGTGAATGCTATGGAGTTATGCTTCTAAAGAAAAATGAATATTTCAAAGCTAACGGGTGTTACCCATCGGATAAAAAGAAATTAGAGCTTTGATTATAATGTTTTGTTGTGGCGACAGGGTGAGCGCAATGCCACCCTAAGTCCGTTTTATCGAGTAGAAAGGAACGGACATGGATAAATTAGAACAACTAGGTCAGCAGCTTGCCACGGCAATGAAACAAGCAGAACATGCGAACGTTGGCACAATTGGCAGTGTACATCACAAGATCAGCCCGTTAGCGTATGAGCTGGCAAAGAATACCAACCCTTATTTAACTCTCCTTAAAGAAAACCACGAGCGATTTAAGCACGAGCATGGGCGCCCAGCTGAGTACGTGTTTATGCCTTTGGAAATGTTGATGTCGCTTGTTGGCGATCTGCCACAGATGGAGCAGAAATTATTCTGGCTCTCAGATACCAAGAAGATTGAAGAAATGATCGTTAAGCTGACTGACGACGGTACATTGCGATTCTATTGAAGGGGCTTTGCGCCCCTACTGTAAGTTGTCAAAGCGAGAGATGTCGCCATCAAAACGAAGCGTAATGTTACCGACAGGACCGTTGCGCTGCTTGCCTATGATGATCTCTGCGGTGCCTTTGTACTTGCTTCTGTCGTTGTACAGCTCGTCACGGTAGATAAACATGATAAGGTCAGCATCTTGTTCAATAGCGCCTGATTCACGCAAATCTGAGTTGATAGGGCGCTTGTCTGGGCGTTGTTCCAAAGAGCGGTTAAGCTGCGACAAGGCAACCACAGGAACGTTTAACTCTTTCGCTAATGCTTTGAGTGAACGGGAGATCTCAGAGATTTCCAAAGTACGGTTATCTGCTAGTGCTGGTACGCGCATCAACTGTAGGTAATCAACAACTATCATCGACAATCCGCCATGCTCCCGAGCAATACGACGAGCTTTAGCTCTCATTTCAGTCGGCGTTAAGCCTGCACTATCATCAATGTAAAAGTTCGGCTTCCAATCGAGCAGACCAAGTGCAGAGCCGACTTGTGTCTCTTGTTCTTCATTTAGCTGCCCTGTCTTAATGCTGGTTAAGCTAACGCGAGACAGTGAAGAGACGAGCTTATCCATGATCTGACTCTTTGGCATTTCAAGAGAGAAAAGTAACACGGGTTTCTCTTCTTCCATGATGGCACTTTCACAGATGTTTAGCGCCATGGTGGTTTTACCATGCGATGGTCTAGCCGCTACCACAACAAAGTCTGACGGTTGTAAGCCTAGCGTCATGGCATCAAGCTCATCAAAGCCCGTTCTCATTCCGGTGATACTGTTGCGCTTGCTGGATTTGAATCGCGCCATCGTTTCTGCAATTAGGCTTTTGCCATCAAATACGTTGTCACTTTTGATGCGAGCCTCAGAGATAGAAAGCACCTTCTTCTCTGCAAGATCGAGCAGTTCCTCTGGTTTTCTGCCTTGCGTATTGTATGCGGCGTCAGCGATTTCATTTGCAGCAGAGATCATGTGGCGCAACATAGAACGCTCAGCCACAATGTCAGTGTAAGCAAGGATGTTGGCTGCACTAGGTGTGTTTTTGGCAAGGTCCGCCAGATACGCAAACCCACCAACATCATCTAATTGTTCTCTTTGCTCCAAGCGCTCAGACAAGGTGATAAGGTCTACGGGCGTTCTGCTATCAAATAACGAGCCTATAGCATCAAAGATAATCCGGTGAGGACGGCTGTAGAAGTCAGCTTTCGTCAATCGCTCGCTTACTGATTCCCAACGTTCGTTGTCTAAAAGCAAGCCACCAATCACGGATTGCTCCGCCTCGATAGAGTGAGGCGGGTGTTTAATATCGTCAAATTTGTTGTTCATAGCGCGACCACTTATTACGAAATAATCACTTTTGTAAGCTCAGTGGCTTTGTCGGTGATTGCTTGTGGGGCTTTCTCTATGAATTTGACCTGACGGTTAGAGAAATCGAGAGATTTAACTTGGTGAATGAGGATGGCGCCTTGTGTCGATAGCTCTTCAGGCAAAACGACTTCCAGCTTCATACCTCTCACTGTGCTAGTGATTGGAGCTACAACAGCAAATCCAGTGTGTTCATTGAACATTTTACGAGAGATCACAAACGCAGGACGACGTTTCATGATTTCCTTTCCTGCGCTCGGATCAAAGTCGAGTGAAACAATGTCTCCTTTATCTGGTACGTACATCAAATCACTTCCTTGCCAACAGGCTTAGCATTAATCCATTCTCTGTCTTCATCGGTAATGGCAAAGCACTCTTTTGGGCTTTCAGCGAGTAAGGCTTCCAGCGTTAGCTCTTCCTCAACTGGAGTTAGCACGATTCTGTTATCCTGAACGGATAGGTCCAGTTTTGATCCAGCGTGCAAGCTAAGCATTTTAACAATGGTTTTAGGGATGCTAACGATGTTAGCGCCGCCAGACTGGCGAATTACAACAGCGGTCATGTGTTGGTTTCCTTCTTCTCTGTGTTATACCGAAGTATAACAACAAAAATATGTTTTACAAAAGTAAAACCTTATCTAATTTACACAACTCACTTAAAGCAATTAGCGAAGCCCATCAAAACAAGGTGGTGTTGTAATTTAAATGCCTGTAATTGTCACAACGAGCAAATAAACAAAACAAAGCAACAAAATATCACATTGTTTTCCTGTTTTTCCGAGATCGATCGTTTTTACTCGTCTTGATGATAGTTTTTACGTTCGTGAAGCCATGAGCACACAAAGTTCGCAATATTTCCCTGTTGCTGCGAGATCGATCGTTTTTACCCATCATGATGATAGTTTTTTACGATCGTATAGGGTGATGCGAAGCCATGAGCACACAGAAGAAAATATTTTGTGTCACGTTGCTGGGTAAAGAGCAGGTTCAAGCGACGGCGGTGTTTAATGACGACCTGTTGGTGATCGCCAAGCTCGAAAAGATTTCCGGTGCATTTGGTACATGGAAGCGAAAGCTCAAGCGTGATCTGAAGAAAAAGCACGAGGAAGGCTATCACATGATAGTCGAAGAGCGCGGAGACGATTTCAGCGAATACGCCCATAAGGTGTTATTGGAAGAAGCGGACCCAACAGAACGCCGTGGTTATATGAACATTGCATTTGACCATTATTTCAACTTACTTCGCCTTGGTGATGTAAGCGATAGCCATCAAATCGGCTGCTTGGTGCTGAACAAAGGGTTAGAACGCCACTGGATCCGTGATTCTAGTGTGAACATCATGCCAGATGACCGTGGGCGCTATCGTTATGACATCGACCACAGCTCATTTACTGGCTATCAGCGTGCAATCCTGCTTTGTGTGCTGGCTGCATGTGAGTTCAACCAAGTTAACCAGAATTATCTCGACACCTTTTTGGATGCCATTGACGTAGAGGAAGACGATCCGGTTTTCTCTACACTTCGCCGCATTACCATTGAGCGCGATATGGGGGATGCATGACCCAGTTATCACGTCTAAGCCCTTTGAATATCCAAGATGAGCTGATACGCGCCCGTTTTTACCGTGAATTGCGTGATGGTTTGTTTGAGTGGGAAGAGTGGGAAGTCTCTATTGATGAGATCCGTATGCCTGAACTGGTTTCTCTTCGCTATTACGGCACAGAAAGCCTCAAGAAAATCGTTGCCGTATGTGCAGGTCTTGATGATATGCGGGAATACCTTGAAGCCGGTAGCCTGATCCGGTTGCCAACCATTAAATGGGTAAGAACTCGCATTCGCTATTACTGCCAGTTTGAGCAGGAGGGCGTATGAAGCAGCCAGAAATGACAAAAAACGTCCGCAGTCAGGACAAAGACTTTAACGAAAGGCGCCGAAACCAAAAGGCAGAGCGTCAGTATGCCCGAAGAACTCTGTCACCCTCTGCCATTCGTGAAGCCATTCGTACTGGTGAGCTACCACTTTATCACTCGGTGTTGCTCGGCTCTAAGAAAGGTGGCGATCCGTTTACGATTGATGATATGCGAGCGTTTGATAAGGCTCGTAAATCCACATCAAAGAAGTGGGGGCGTACTCGTGGCGCACCATTGGATCAGCTGATTGTCGCCTCTCGTAAAATCGACGTTCAACGCGCCAATACAGAAATCAAGGTCGCACGGCTTTATAAGGTCCGTGGTGACTTACTGCATTTCAATGTCACGGCATCGGGTAAGCATGGTGAAGATAGCTATCAGGTCCGTATCCGGTTAGAAAACTGGATGGAAGAGCTAACCCAAACGCAACGCAGTTGGACAGCCGCTATCAAGCGTATTTGCTTAGGTAATGTCTCCATTGACTGTCAGTGTGGGCGTTATCAATTCTGGTACCGCTATGTTGCCACTGCTGGCAACTTTGCTATCGCTCCCTATGAAAAAGACTTTCCGAAGATCCGAAACCCTCAACTGACAGGTTGTTGCTGTAAACACCAGTTAAAAGCGCTGGGGGCATTGAAGTCACCCACCATACAGGCTCAGCTTGCCAAACAATTGCTGGCACAAGCGGAGAAAGAGGGCTTCGCCGGTGACAATACAGACTCATTCTTGACCAAAGAAGACCGCGAGCAATTAGAGCGTGCTCGTCCCCGTGATGTGGACAAAGCTGCCGCTATGCAAGTGATCAACAAAATGAAGCAGGCTAAGCGAGTCTTTAAACGCCAAATCAAGGATCCGAAGTACATCAAGAAGCTGGAAAAAGAAGTCGCTGAGCTGCGTAAGCAGCTAGGCAAGCAACAGGCGAAAGTCTCAACCAGTAAAGCCAAAGCGAAAAAGGCAATAGAGCAGCGTCAGAAACAAGCTCAGAGTGCGAACCGTGACCAATTAAAGGCATTGCTCAGGTCTGAGCTGGATAGAGCTAAGATGTACGGCGCAGACCGTGACAGTGCGGTGAAAGTCTTCGCCAAGATGAACAAAGTACCACTAGCCGATGCTCAGAAGCTGGCTAAGGACCTGTAATGACAAGAATAACCCCAATAGACCGCAGGCGCGTATTTGAACCTATTTATGCAGATCTGCAGAAGACACTAGACATTAACCCTAATGCGTTTGATTGCTTGCTTTTCAAAGCACAACTAAACGCCTTGGAGCACATTGATGAAAGTGACGTTGTTGGCAACTTAGAGGCTCGGGAGGAAACATTTTCTTATAGTAGCCCCTCCCCAACACGAGCCATAGAATTGCCCAATGATGGTAGCTCCATTCAAATGCTGGCGTTTGGTGATGGTACCGACGAAGGCGAAGAAGTTTTTCAGATGCTGCTTAAAGAGCCAAACGTGCCCGAGCAAAGCGTTATCTGGATTGAAGAGCAAGTCGCAGATGAAGAGATACAGGTGCGCCTACTCTACATCGTGAAGGCTGAACCCATCGGCAAGAATGGCTCTGGCGGTTTTAAGTATCACCTAATGCCATTTGATGTAGGCAGTGACTTCTTACCTGACAAGTTTGAACCAGAATCTGGCGAGCCGATTGAGTTCTTACCAAATCCACACCCAGAGCCAAGCTTAACCAGTGTGGTAAACAAACTGGCGCAAGCTGCCAGCAAAGAACAGATTGAATCCTTACGCCAGCCAGTGCCAGTGGTGAGCGAGCAGGATGAAATCAACGAGCAGAACCTGAACAAACAGGCAACGGATCTTCAAGAGAAAGTAGGTGCTATTGCCGATATTTTTGATGTCTTCAAAGGGGACGATGAATGAGTACCGATCCTAATACGCCCATCGACATTACATTAACACCCATTACCGGTGTTGATGATTCGACCGTAACGGCGCCATCCCCTAGCGATATCACTACTCAGCCAATTCAAAACAAAGTCTCGGTGCCGTCAGTGACAGCGCCGGCTTCTGTCGATTTTACGCCAGTATCCACCTCGGATGAGGTCAACGACGAATCACTAAACCGTACCGCTAAGACGCTGCGTGATGATGTGAACGCCAAGCTAACTTCGTTTGCTAACTCGGTGTCGTTGATTCTTGGGCAATTAGGTACTGAGCACAGCCTTCAGGTTGCTGAGATCAACAGCAAGATGGCGGCATTGCGTGATTCCATTAACGCAGAGCTTGCAACCATACGCACAGAGAACGAGCAGCAAAACGCTGATATGGCAACAGCCATTAACCAGCGTCTTTCTGTTGTCATGTCGAACCTGACAACGCTCTCAACGGCGATCAAGAACAGCCAAGACAAGATAGCGGCGCTTGATGCGACCTATGCTACTGACTCTGATATTGCTGCCAAGGTGGCAACCATCAATGCGGCATTGGAGCAGCTGAACCAGACCGACACGGATGTACTGCAGCAGATGCAGGAAACCGTCAATCTGGTGAACTCAATGCGTAAGCTGAAAGAGAAAACCATCACCATTTCGAGTACGGCAGGTACTTATGATTTTCTGACTGTACAAGAAGGAATGGGAAGCTATCCACTGGCAACTGACTACATGGCAACAGCTACCGTTGAGGGTAATCCGCTGGTGGAAGCGTATATCACTAAAAAACTCGCGGTAGGCTTCACCATTGAATTGAAGTCTAAGGGCGTACATTTCCGCCCACAACCGCATGATGCCAGTGTCACGCCTGTATCTGTGCGCGTAACGCTGACTACAACGCAGGGCTAAGCATGGCAACGGCTCCTAAGCGTTATGGCGAACTGGCAACCGAACAACAGGTTGCTAACGCCAAAGAGGAAGCTCAAACCGGAATGGTTTCTTCACTGGAGTTTGAGCAGTTTAAGCAGGATCTAATGACGGCAGTCAATGCCATCACTAAACAAAACAACGATTCAGCAGATCGTTTAAGTGGGAAAACTAATGCGTAAACAACATAACGAAACTAAGGGAGGTTGCCATGAGTGACTTTCAACCGCTAGTCGAAAGTAACCGCCGTTTGACAGAAACAGTAGAAAACAAAGTTGGAGAAATTGACGCAGCAACAGAGCAAATGCGAAAAGATTTTGAAACCTTTATGAGTGATCGTGAACGTATCGGAAATGGCGAACCAGGAAGTCGTCGCCTGAATATTTATCAAAACGTCCTTTATCAAGGATATGACCATGTTCCTGATTCGGAAAAGCCAGAAGGCTGGGTTGATAACAATGCGAATCTATACCTGCACTTTAAAACCAAATTTAACACAATAACCAAAAATGGAATGTTTCATTTTCGTATACAAGGTTATGCCTACGGTCAAGCTGCAATTATTGATGAGACGCTGGCGGGCTATAGTTACACAACCAGCAATCAAGTGATAAACATTGGTACATTTGGCTCCCATGAGCCAACGGTGTATCGCGCCCCTAATGGTGATGTTTACCTTCGACTAAAAGCAACAAACCTCTATTACTGGTCTTTCTATGTAGACACTATGAATGCATCCGGTGGTCTACCAAACAAAGGTGATGTGGAATTAATTGTATCTCCAAACGCAACGTTAAATAATTACTAAGGTGAAAAATGGAACCTGTAGATATTCCTCTAGAAGAGATAAGAAAAATGCAATGGGCTGCTATACGCACTCAACGTGACCGCCTTATTTCTCTGACAGATTGGACCCAAACGTTAGATAGTCCGTTGTCCGATGATAAAAAAGCAGAATTTGTTACTTACCGCCAAGCACTGCGAGATATACCACAAAATGGTGACGATCCTGATGCTGTGGTTTGGCCTGAAAAACCAACCGTCTAACATTTCCCTGTAAGGGATCTCGAAATAGAAAAGGGGTAGCGTTGTGCTATCCCTTTTTTATTGGGTAGTACCATGACCGAGATTACTGAAAAGAACGACATTACCGACTTTTATCCAGTCGATGTAGCCTTTGGTGGTCACATTGTTGACGCATTGGCTGAGCTAGAGCCTGATAGCTGTCCGCACCATGTAAAAGCCTTTCTGCAACGAGACTCTAAGCAGCAAGTGTTTCGTGGGGATTACGACTCACCTAAAGCCTTTATTCAGGCTATCCGCCAGTTCCAAAAACAAACGGGTAGCGACGGCGAACGTAAATTTAATGCAGCACGACTGCCGCTCATCAACTACTACCGCCCTATTGGCTTTCGTAGCGCTTCCGCTGAATATGCTCAGTTCGTAGAGAGCGTGACAGGTTGGGATGATGCACTACTCAAAAAGACCAATATCAGTATCAGCTACCTTGAACTGACTTATCGTATTGTATTTATGGCAAACGATAAGGCGTCAGTAGAGCGCTTGGTTTTGGCTTGGCACATGCATATTGCTCGTCGCCGTGCTGGTGGGCATCGTTTCAATGTCACCTATTCGCTATTTGGTGAAGATATCGACCTCCCCATCACCATAGAAGACTCTCAGACAATTGAAGCCAATAATCTAAGCCACAACTATGCGGATGGTCGTCTTTATGCTGTTGACGTTGAGCACACAGTGAATGCGCCCATCTTGTATGGCAAAGGTGTAGGACACATTAGCCCTATCCGTTGGATGGTAGAGTTCAGACCGCTTGAAGAGGTGTTTGTGTGAGCAGGCATGAACACCAATTAGTCCAGTCCATTGTCTATCATGGTGACGATCATCGCGAAGAATTAGATCTCTCCTTTCTTATCGAAGCGACGTTCGTTGAAACCACAACGTTAGACGGTCCTAAGCTCATAATTGAGTACGACGACAAAGAACAGTTCTTACGTGATGACCTAGCCATCAAAGAAAGAGCGGTGTTTACCGTGGTGCTGTCCGATCCGGTTAATCAAGATGCACTTAACTGGGAAACGGATTGGGTAGTCATGACAATGCCAGCCAGTGAGGGCGGTACCATTACCTTTAACCTGCTTTTAAAGTCGCTCCATGATCTAAAGCAGCCATCCCCTAACGCCCGATTTTTCGTTAAAGAGCCAGTAAGCAAGGTGTTACGTCAGCTTGTGCCTGATCTGCCCTTAGATGTAGGTACGTTTCCTATAAGGCTGGATTTCCACTTATTACCGGCGCAGCGTCCGTCACGTTTGATCAGACAAATGGCAAAAGAGCTGGGCGCATTGGTGTTTATCCGTCGCGGCACACTGGTATTTCGCACCTTAAAAGAGCTGCAGGAACGAGCACCAACGTACCTTTACCACTACAACGACACTCGCCAGCAATACCAGATTGCGCAGTACACCTTACCCAATGACAGCTCATTGATTGAAGATCTGATACAGCGTCGTTTCGTGGGTTGGGATGACAAGAAAGGCATGGTGTATTCCGGCAAGTACTCGGCAGCGCCTATTGAGCACTCAGGCGTAACCAGCAAGTTTGTATTGGATAACCTCAGTAAGATCCCTATCCCTGTATTGGACGCTTATATGCTTGGAAATGGCGGTTTAAGAGCTGGGGATGTAATAGAGATTGTCTGGAACCGTTCAGATCTCGAAAGACCGATAGATGAGAGCCTGCCAACACTGATTGTGATTGGTCTCGCTGCGCATAGTTACAAAGGTAAAAAGTATTACAACCGTATCAAAGGGATACTAGATAAACACTAATTAAGTATTTAAAGGGTATTCAATGGACAATCCAGCCGATCTCCTGCTACAACGCCCAGAGCTAGAAGCCGTGGTGGTTAGTGTGCAGGACCCAGATAAACAAATGCGCGTACAGGTGCGTGTGTTTGGTGTTTTTGATGACGTGCCAGACGACAAACTGCCGTGGGCGACATATAAACTACCAATCGGTGCTCGTATTGGGCAAGGTGACTTTACGCCGGTTCAAACTGGCGATCTGGTTTGGGTAGACTTCCCGTATTACACACACGGCAAGAAAGACACTCGCAGACCTCGCATTACTGGCTCAGTGCATCATAACCCTGATGGTATTCCGAACCTCCCGCCTGAAGCGTTTGAAGGAGAGGGGCGTTACCAGCATAAGCGCAGCCATAAAGAGTCAAAGCCATCACCACAGGGTTATCACGAAAGCAAAGTGTATATCTTGCACGGCATGATGTTCGAGGTGGAAAAGGACAGCGTGTATCGCGTAACCCACATGCCGACAGGGACCGCTTTTGAGTTTGATGCTCGGGGTAACTCCATTTTGCACGTTGAAGGCGATAGCCATCACTCAACCACAGGAGCCATGGAAAACCATGCAGGAACCAACCTGAATGAAAGTGTTGGCGGATTCTGGAAGATAAAGGTTGAAGGTAGCGCTCATGTCGATGCGAAAAGCGTTCACTTCAACCAAGGCAAGGGCGATCAGAACACATTCAGAGCGTGTGACTCGTGCATTATTCTCGGTGTACCGCACGGGCAAGGCTCACAAACCGTATTTACAGGAGATTAGCATGGCATTGAAAGGGCAAGAGTCCATCATGGCGGAAAACATCATGGACGCCTTAGAAGCTGCAGGATTTAAACCACGAGCACAAGAGGCGGTAGGCGCTAAGTTTTGGACAGCTGTCAGTAAAGGCATTATCGACACCATTGTGAGCGAGTCAGAAGTGGAAGTAAAAGGCGGTGGCTCATACGGTGGGGAAATGGCGAAAATCAAATAAATCCCATTGCTTTAAATTAAATATAATCTCGTTATGTCAATAAGGGGGTAATTCTAGGAATTGCGCCCTTTTGTTTTGCGGTTTCCCTACTTGCTAAAAATCGGTTGTGTCAATTAGAGGCGCTGATTATCCCTCTCCTGAAAACTAAAATTTTTGTGTTGATGCTGGGTATTAGCGCTCTTGTTAGCCTCTTCGCTGAAAAACCATGTTTGAAGCACCAAAGCCGGTGCGCAAGTCCAATAAGGAAGAGACAATGGGAACTCCTAGCACAGAACAGGCGTACCGCGAACAGGTCGCTAAAATCAACGACAATGCTTCACAGCTTGCGCAGCACATTATCCATCCTCAAATGGAGAACGGTGAGATCATCACCGACAGTGCAGCTCGCAACGAAGCTATTGTTCAAAGCCTTAACGGCTCCATCTTCGATAATGCAGGCGAAATGTCGAGCATGATTGCAGGTTCTGCGGCGAATGCTGTTCGTCACTACCATGCAATGCACGGTGAAATGCCGTCTGCAGAACTGATGTCGTCAATGCACAACAGCATTTCAAACATGCTGGACCCGAACACAGACAACCCTCACTTAAAAGCTATTCTCGATAGCGCAGGTGATGGCTCTATGAGTGCATCGGAAGGCATTATCCAACGTAACCGTATGGTTGCTCTGGTTGTGCCAGTTCAACTGATGATGATCACCAATGATATGGTGACGCACATCCCTGCGAACTATAACAAGTCTGAAATCTTCCGTATCAACCGTGTTGCTGGCTCTACATTTGGTGATCTAACCGAAGGCGACCTGATTGACGTTGATTTTAACGGTCAATATTCGTCTATGGACCAACGTCACCTGATTGGTAACGGCGATGGTACCGAAGTGAACTTTAACTTTGATATTGCATCGGTTTCTAAAACTATGCCGTTCGTCAAAGGTAAAGTGCGCATTCTTGTTGATCGTATGCCAGTAGGCGGTGATGACGGTAAAGGCGGCATCTTCGGTAAGTTCGTTGACGCAGACAGTGACACGGTAACATTTACGGGCACAGTGAATTATCAAACTGGTGTGATTGCTTTGAAATTCTCGAAAGCACCTAAGACCGGTATTGAGATCCACACCATTGCGGATATCTCGATCGAGAAAGACCCGTCACTTATCCCGACCGTTGAACACGAAATGGTCAGCTATGAACTGTTCCCGCACGAATCGGCGCTGGTTAGCTCTAACTCGATTCAGTCTCAGTTCACTGGTAAGCGTGAATACAACATTGATATCGCAGGTATGCAGCTGGCAACAGCCCGTAACCTAATGGCTGCGGACAAAGACCGCAAACGCCTAAACGATATCTATTTCTACGCAAAAGGTGAGAAGACGTTTGATCTTACTATTCCGTCTGGTCTGTCTTACCGCCAACACTACGAAATGATTCAAACCATTTTGTTGGCAATCTCAACTGAGCTGATGAACCGCACGAAACGTAGCGGTCTGGTTGGTCTGGTTGCAGGTCGTGAAGCGTCTCGTGTGCTCAAGTCGCTAGGTGCGCCACACATGGTATATGCGCCTAACTATCGCCAGCTACCACAACCGCATTATGTCGGTACCGTCTTTGGCTACAAGTTCAAAGAAGACCCTCACATGCCTGACCCATGGAAAATCCTGTGTTATGCGAAAGGTCGTGAACACGGTGATGCAGGTTATGTGGCGGGTGATGCAATTTCTGCAATCAACTACGCACACAGCATCGGTCGCAACCTGAAGCACGAAAACACGCTCTATGAGCTGGCATATCGTGACCTTCACCCTCACAACGGTCGTGACTGGTTCATGTGGTTGCGCGTTATCCCTAAAGCGTAATTGCTCCACTGGGCGCTGCTTTGTAGCGGCGCCTATGTCATTTAACTAAGCAGGAATTTGTCCATGGCAACCACAAAAGCAAACACCCGTACTCGTAAGTCAGCAACAGATAACAAAGGTACTGAAAGCACTGGCGATAAAACAACAGAGACTGAAGTTGTTGTAACTGACGACACTGAAACCACAGGTGCAGGTGATGTAGGTGCTGGTGATTCCACTGGTACGGAAAGCACTGGCGATAAAAAAGATACTGACGGTGACGACAGCGACACAGGTACTCAATCAGACGGCAATACCGACACAGGCACTGAGCAGGTTGAACCGGAAGAAGAGACGACGCTTCACGTCTTGCTGACTAACAACAGCGTATCTGGTCACGAAATCTTGCGTGCTGACGGTAGCGTTCTGGCTATCGACGGGCATTGCAAAGATCTACCAATCACGACAGACAAAGAAGAGCTGGTCGCTATTCAAACCGCTCTTGCTAATAAGCCGTGGGTGGAAATCAAACTTAAAGCGGAGTAATTCAGCATGTCTGGAATGATCAGCCAATTTATTACCGAGGCGGCGGGTATTGCCGTTCTGCCGCCAATTGATAACAACTACACCACTGGTGGCGGCGATGTCGCAGTAGGTGCGTGTGTTGTTATTGCACCAAAAGGACCAGTAGGTAAAGTCATCACTGCAACGGCAGAAGACTGGGAAGATCTACTTGGTCGCCCACTGCCAATGAATCAAGGCACAAAAGCAGAAGGTTTACGCCAGCTGAAAGATGCACTTGATGATCTTCAGTACTGTCACGTTATCCGTGTTGTAGCGGATGATGCGAAATACCCATCTATTGCGCTACCAACAGCGGCAGAAGGTGCGGCGGTGAAATCATCACATGCTTACGGCACCTCATTAAGTCTCGCCAATGGTCATTGGTTAGCGGTTTACCCTGTAGATGGCGACCCATCAACTAAGCGCCGCATGGCGATCAGTGACGTCGATTCAGCGACTGAACGATTCACTCTCTCGTTCCAAGAGCAAATCAGTGGCGAGTGGCAATCCATTCAAGGCGAAAGCTACGTTGTAGGCGTGAGTGTGGATGATGTGGACGATTCAGGTCTCACGGCTTATCTGCCAAACGTATTGGAAGAGCGTGCGTCTCGTTTCCGTGCAGAAATCGCTACTACCGTGGACTTCTCTGTTGTTAAAGCCAGCGAAGAAGCCTTTGAAGGTGGTACCAATGGCGGCGATCCAACACTGGATAACTGGAAAGCAGCGTGGGACTTGCTAAAGACAGATGATATTGACTTCAATCTGTGTTTTGCAGCGGGTAACTACGAGCCAGCAGCGATTGCTCACATGATCACCATTGCTGATGGTCGTCTGGCGCAATTCCGCTTCGATGTGCCGCCATGGTTAACAGAAGTTGCAGCTAAGCAGTGGCTGGCAGATGCAAACCTTGAGTCTTATCAAGCGTCTTGTTTCCACTATCCATACAAAGCTACCGACGAATGGTACGGCGGTAAGAGTGTATGGGGCTTATCAGGTGCGGCTACCGCTGCAAAAGCCAAGTGCTTTGCAACGCCAACAGGTCACGCTGCAGTCAAAGGTGCGCACTTTACCGCAGCCGGCGAAAAACGCGGCACAATCAATCGTCGTGGTATTGAGCCACTTCATCTAACAGGCAAGCTGCAACCAACTGAGCTGGTCAAAGCTCGCATTAACCCTGTCGCAAAAGGCAAGGTGATTAATGACTGTCTGAATATCTGGCACAAGAACAACTATCTTCGCTTTGAGCACACAACGGCAATTCTCAATGACCTTTGTCATGAGTTTTTGCAAGCCGCTGCCGTGGTTCAATTCGAGCCTGATGGTTTTGTGTTGGAGAACTTGCAAGAGCTTGCAGATAAGATCTGTAAAAAGCGCTATGAAGCCGGCGCGTTCGTTGAGCCTCGCAATCCGAATAAAGACGGCAAAAACCCTTACCGTATCACACTGAAACAAGTTGAGATTGATTACTGGCACATTGAAGTTGCCTACGCTCAAACCGGTGTGGCGCGTCGTATCGCAATTCAACCTCGCTTAATGGCGTAATGGAGTAAATATGTACGGAACAGGTTATCCATTTGGTGGTTCTGATCCTGTGTTTGATTCAGCTGGCGTTATGCCAGCTGTTAAGAAGCCTCAGAGCAACGAATACACTATCCCTGATCAAATTCTGGATGATGCCAGTAACGATCTAGGTGAAAAGCAAATTCGTGCTAACGCAATGGCAGCAGCACTGACATGGCTGGAAGACAATGACGCCAGCTATTCAAACTTTGAAGCTATCGTTGCCGGTCTTGCTGATTTGGATGAAGACGGCGAAGTTACTGAGCCGGAAGAAGAACTTTTCAACGAGATCTTAACCATGGCAGCGGACTCGCTGGTGGAACTAGGCGCGAATGCTGCCAATGTTGAAAGCTTTATTGACAGCGAAAGTGAAGAAGCGGGTGAGAAGCTACATACCTACCTGAACGACAAGTTATCTGAGAATGAGAAATCAGACGATGAGTTGATCACCGAGTATGCAGTAAAAGCCAAGCTTGTGCTCGATGCCACTCAGCGAGTGGTCCGTAATGGCAAGGTGAAAGTCATTAAAAAGCCCCTGAAGAAAAAACGCCTCTCTTCGGCTCAGAAAGCTGCATTGAAGAAGGCTCGCCGCAAGGCAAATAACTCAGGTGCGCGACGTAAACGTGCCAAATCAATGAAAGCCCGTCGTCAGCGTAACATGTAATGGCGAAAGTGTGGCAATCAGCGGGGGCGAGGACCGTTGGGAACAATGATCCAAAAGTCAGCCAATACCTCAAATGCTGGATAAAGCAGGGTAATACCTGCGTTGTCGGTGTCATTGGGGAAGGTACCGCAAAAGAGCTGAATGCCAACTGGAATAGCCCTTTCGAGGGCGATTCTGTCGGCTCTAAATTCAGTAAAGCCGGTGGCGTTTTACAGACAGGTGCTGTAACCGACGCTACCAATGGCATGACGTCAGTCACAACCCTCTCAAGCCGTCAGGTTTGGGAGGGCAACCAACCTCATGCATTCCCGATAACGCTTTCGCTGTATGCGTTATCTGACCCTAAAGCTGAAGTGGAAGACGCCATTATGGAGTTAGAGCGGATGTTCTCTCCTGAAGTCAACGCGATCTCTCCTGTCGGCAACCCTGTAGGGGATGGTAATGCGGTCGGTCGAGTTCCTAGCTCTGTCATGGTCAACATTGGTCGCAATGTCGTGCTGAGTGGTTGTGTGATTGAAAGTATGTCAGCACCGTTGGATGGTCCTCGCAGCCGCGATGGGTACCTGATGAAAGCTGATATTCAATTAATGATTCAATCTGAGGCTATGCTAAATCGTTCTCAGATCCCTTCAACTTACGGTTAATTGGAGCTAAACAATGGCTGTACCAAATGCAAAAGGGAACGTCGACTTACTGCGACAAGCCCATAAGAAAAACGTCGCACTCGGTGAGCGTGCGGTTGCATCGGATTTTACTGTCACAATCCGAGAATACCCGCAACTCTCAGCGTTGATTCGTACTGCTCAGCTGCCTGAAGAGAAGCGTGGTGAGCCAGTGGAAGACCAAGGTCAATATGGTCAAGGCTTCCGTCAATACGGCGCAACTAAGCGTGATGGCGATATGGCTGCTCAAATTGTTGAAATCAAGCGTGGGGATGTCCTAAAGACCATTGCCAAGATTGTGGACAACAAGGAGTACGTCAATATTGAGGTTCTTCTAGACGGTGAAGATGTCGAGAAAAAGGGGTATCTACTCGAAGATGTAATGATCGCCGCAGACCCTGCCGATCTAGATACAGAGAATCGCACCGGAACTGTTCGTATTCCTGTAACTTTCCAATACAACTGGTTTGAACGCATCGGAGGCTATGCAGGATGACGCCAAACGCCCTATTAGAGCGAGTCAAAGGGCAGTTTGTAACCCTTTACCATGACGAGCCAGAGAAACTTGAAGCGCTGCTTATTCAGGCGCTTAATGAGTATCAGGATAGGGCAGGTGTGATCCGGTCAGTTACCGTGACATTGGACCAACAAAAAGCTGGCGGTATTCCGGTACCGCCACATTTCATGACCGTTGTGACCACAAATGACGTTGATCAGGTATGGCATGAAATAACAACAGATGATGACACGCTTAATGTTGTTACAACGGATTACAGCGTAGCACCATTCAAAATCCAATATCTCGAAGCCATAAGTCAATACGACTTAGAAAGTGATGAACTGCCGGCTCATATCACGGGGATGCTGCAAAAGTATCTCAAAGTCCTTATCGAAATCCCTAACACAGAGCGTGAACAGTACTCACGTAGCGCTGCAGGCTTACCACTTGATGGAATGCCACAGTTATCAGAGCTGCACGAGCGTAAACGCCAATTAGAAGAAGAAATGGAAGAGTCGGGCAATATGCTGATGCCTTCCATGTTGCTTTAGGAGAGCGGTCCATGCGCCATAATGACGTTTCAATCGGTTCCCCCTTATATTTCTACCAGATCACGCCAGAGGGACCGCTGGTGGGCGAATGGTTAACTTGCACAGTGACAGGGGAGCACGAGCAGGTTTGGCTCGTAAGTTACGAGAATAGAGTCTACGCCGTCGATAAGACCACATTAGTCAGCGAACGAACCGCTTTCTATACCCAAAAAGCGACTGAGAACGAGCCTAAAGGGCGTTACGCGCTCTCTGAGTCATTACGCCAGTTCTTTATGGCTAATCGTCACCACAACATGCCTTATCCTCTGATTCGACAGATGTACGACGTGGTGAACAACCATATCACGGGAGCAGCTGATGGCAGCTGATTTCAATCGTGAGAAGTTGCTGGTTAAAAAGATGGTTCACACCTATTTCCAGCATCAATGGCAATTTCGCCTAGAAATCGAAGAGCAACCGCTAGATTTTGAAATTTTCATTAAGGACGTGACCTACGGACCTATCGAGTTGGAATATGAACCTGTCAAGGTGGGCGTAAACCAACTGCAGTTTCCTACTGGCGTTATGCCTGTCTCTATCTCAATGACTGTTAGAGATCATGATGATGAGCGGATCCACAAGTGGTTTGCAGAGTG